ATATTAGTGATTGGCATATTAGCTATACCACACACTCTAGTCATGGACCTCGTAGAAATTTTGAGGTTCTCAAAAATAGAATTTTTAATACACGTAACGCAATTAATCGTTGGATAGATTGGGTTGATATTAAAAAGAAAGATCCTAACCTATTTGTCTATAATGCGTCTATCACCAAAGGAATGGTGCCATTAGTACAAAAGATATGGCCCAGACTCAAGCAACATTTACCTAACGCTAAACTAAAGATTATCGGCGGATACTATCGTTTTAATAACGAACCAGTAAGCGAAGCACAACAAAATTGGATTAACTTACAGAATTCCGTAGCACACGATAAGTCTATCGAGTTTACAGGAATTATTCCTCAGCCTAAGATTGCAGAAATTATGGCCGAAGCTAGCTATAATCTCTATCCTGGTGCATTTCCTGAAACATCAGGCATTAGTATTATTGAAAGTATTAACTACAATACTCCTATTATCGGTACACGTTTCGGTGCGATGGAAGAATCTGCAACTGAAGCAGCAGGTTATTATATCGACTTTCCAATCGAACCTAATGGATTATTTCCTAATATCAATACCGATGACCAAGTTAATCGATATGTTGATTTAGTACTAAAGGTAGTTCATGATCCTTATCTGCATCAACAGAAACAATATGCTTGTAATGCAGCTAAAGATGTATCTGCTTGGGATGCTGTTGCACTACAATGGAAACAGCATTTTTATTATAAGTTAGGATATGAATTATCAAGTGAAGAACAGGCTACAGTTGACTGGATTAATTATCGAGTACATAAAGTATTTGGTCGAAGAATCTTAAATCCAGAAGAAGTTATTGTACCATTACCTGCAAAAGACCTAACACCGTTACCTATGCCTTGTGTTAGAATTGCATTTATCGATATTGTAGGAATGAGTTATGATGGTGACACTTTACGCAAGAAAGGCATGGGCGGCAGCGAAAGTGCGGTAATTCTTAATTCTAAAGAATTAGTTAAACTTGGATTTGATGTAACGGTATTCAACGCATGTGACGAAGGCGATTCTAAACCCGGTACATATGACGGAGTCAAATATCGACCATTATCTGATATTGCAACTGATAAAACAGTATATCAAGTGATTATCAGCAGTCGCGTGGTAACTCCATTTGTTCCTAACTCCTATTACAATTATCCTCAGAGCACTAATAGAAAAATCGACTATACCGCATTTGAACACATGCGAACAAATGCTAGGTTAAAAGTTTTTTGGATGCATGATACGTTCTGTTGGGGAGATGACATACTAGAAGATCTTGTAGCTATGAATGCCATTGACGAAGTATGGACATTAAGTGATTTTCATACATTCTATGTTATGAACGCTGCGCATCCACGAATGCGTATGTATGAAGTATTCCGTAGGCACAGTTGGATTACACGAAATGGTATAGTTAAATATTTCGATTCTGTGGATTTGGATGCTAAAGATCCTAACATGTTTATATTCAATGCTAACATGAGCAAAGGACTAGATCCTTTATTGAATCTAGTTTGGCCTAAAGTTAAAAAACGTATACCATCTGCAAGATTGACAGTGATTGGTGGCCACTACAAATTAGGTGCGGCCTTTGCTCACGACGATGAAGAAACAGAATTTATGAAGATAGCAGGGCCTCATTTAAATGATCCTACTATTACATTTACAGGAATTGTTGACCAGAAAACAGTTGCAGAAATTTCTGCCAAAGCCAGTTATTTCTTATATCCTACAGCTTTTCCAGAGACATACGGCATTAGTACCTTAGAATCACTATATGCTAATACCCCGTTAATTACTTGTAGATTCGGAGCATTGGAAGAAACTGCAAGTCCACAAGGGTATCTTATTGATTATTCAGCAACTCCTAACAGTCTATTTCCTAATGTTAATGCAGAAGACCAGTCTAATCTCATTGTAGAACAAGTAGTTGCTGCTTATCAGAATAAAACAGAACATCGACGTAGAATGAAGGCGTTAGATGAGATTAAAGATCTAGCAGGCTGGGATGTAGTAGCATTAGAATGGAAACAACATATCTATAGTAAATTAGGATTATATCTCAGCAAAGGCGAGAGTCAGCAAGTATCTTATACTAAAAATAAGTATCATAAGATATTCAATCGTAGAGTAAGCACCAGTGAAGAATGGCTTGCTCCCAAACTTGGTCCTGAACAGAAAATTGTTGTAGTTAGCCCTTTCTATAATGCAAAGCAATATATCGAACAATGCATTGCTAGTGTGGCTGCTCAAGATTATGAAAACTATGAACATTGGTTAATTGATGATGCCAGTACCGATAACGGACTTACAATCGCAGAAAATTATATTAATCAACTTCCTAAAGAAATACAAAATAAATTTAGATTAATTCGAAACGAAGAAAATCAAGGTGCTGTTTATAATCATATAACCGTAGTCAGAAACCTTAACCCCGACGATATCATTATGATGCTCGACGGGGATGATAGTTTAGTTAATCGTCCGGATATTTTTGATTATTATAATACTGTACATTATAATTACGATTTTACATATGGTTCATGTTGGAGTATAGTTGACAATATTCCATTAATCAGCCAGCCATATCCTCCTGAAGTGATCGAATCTCGTAAATTTAAAGATTATCATTTTAATTGGAAGATGCCGTATACTCATCTAAGAACAATGAAAGCCAAATTATTATTAGATGTACCGAATCAAGCGTTCCAAGATGATCAAGGCAATTGGTTTAAAGCCGGAGGAGACAACGCAACATTTTATAGTGCATTATATAATTGCGATCCAAATCGTATCTATGTAGTGCCCGATATTGTTTACAACTATAATGATGCTAGCCCGTTAAATGATTACAAAGTCAACAGAGAAGAACAAGATCGTGCAATAACTGCAATTTTTGGCAGTAACGACGACAATATTATTCGTTTACCAAAGAAAACAGACGTAAACGATAAGCCTGCACAAATACCGCAGCCAATACCTTTATCTGCCTCTGTACCTGAAAATAACAGTCCGGTAAAGCGTATTTTGATAGCTATTCCGACAAACAGAAATATTGAAGCTCAGACTTTTAAAAGCATTTACGATTTAACTATACCTAATGGATATGTTGCCGATTTCCAATATTTTTGGGGGTATCAGGTAGATCAAGTGCGCAATTTAATTGCACATTGGACTATACATAACGGATACGATTATCTATTTGCTGTAGATAGTGATATTTCGTTTGCACCAGACACTTTAACAAAATTATTATCGCATAATCGAGACATTGTTTCGGGTATCTATATACAAAGAATACCAGGTACGCATACTATTGAAATCATGCGTAAAAATCAATTCGGTGGTGTGACACATGTTGATTGGAATACTATTAAAGGACAAGGGCTAGTTCCGATCGACGGATGTGGGTTCGGATGTGTTTTAGTTAAAGCTGAAGTATTTAAATCTATTCCGTATCCTCATTTCTTATATCATAGTGCAATTGATCATAAAAATACGTTGAGCGAAGACGTACACTTTTGTAACCAGGCTAGAGATAGAGGATTTACACTTTGGGCAGATACCAGTGTGATTTGTGACCATACCGGATCATGGACCTTTAAAGTTGACATGAATGTTCCGGATGTAATTAATAAAGATCCGGTCACAACACATCTTAAAACACTGAGAGAAACTTTATCAATTCCGGTACCGCATATAGATTATTTGCATCGTATGAAAAATGAACAAAAATGTTCACCTAAAATAATTTATGATATTGGTGCCAGTGTTTTACATTGGACAGATGCTGCTAAAACTGTATGGCCTGGCTCTCAATTTTTTGTCTTTGAAGCGATGGAGGATTGTGAGGAATTATACAAAGAGGCCGGGGTTACATGTCATATAGGCGTTTTAAGTGACCGAGATTATCGATCTGTTGATTTTTTTGAAAATAAAGAATTTCCTGCCGGTAACAGCTATTACAGAGAAAATCCGGAATTTAGCCCGCCTGCAGCACACTTATTTGACGACAGCCACAAGGTGACAAAAAAAGCAATGACATTAGATACTATTGTTAAATCTCGTCAATTTCCTTTGCCCGATTTAATTAAAATGGACGTTCAAGGAGCTGAACTTGATATATTGAAAGGATCTGAAGAAACTTTAAAAAATTGTCAAGATTTAATATTAGAAATACAGCATGTGGAATATAATAAAGGGGCCCCAAGTAAAGATGCAGTAATTGCATATGTTCAAAGTTTGGGGTTTGAATTGGTAACACCATATTTTGCTACAGCGAGTGATATGGACGGTGATTATCATTTTAGAAGAAAATAAACAAACACATTTAGAATAAATACTGGATGCATATTAATGAACTTCTAGAACCTAAACAAACCGATTTTAAAGAAATTTTAAAAGATTTCTTTCCTCTTGCAATGAAGATTATAGGTATTAAAAAATTACCTAAAATTAAATTTGTAAAGAGGGTACAAGATGAAAAACAGCCCACGTTCGGTAAATTTTTAAATGATGTTAATGTTATATATCTAGGTATAGAAAATCGTCATCCCTTAGATATTTTACGCACATTGGCACATGAATTAGTACATTATAGGCAAGGATTAGAGCATCAATTAGATGCTACTAGTGGGCATACCGGCAGTCCTGCTGAAAATCAGGCTCATGAAATTGCTGGTATTGTAATGCGTAATTTTAATAAGAAATATCCTCAATATTTTACCGAACTACCAGTTACCTTGGAAGAGGGAAAATGGGATGATTTTAAAAAAGAGTTTGTGCGTAAAGGCAAACAGAGTTTAGCTACTGCTGCTGCGATTGGTGCTGTTAGTGGCGGATTAGTTGGATATGATTATGCTAAAGATAAGTTTCAACATCGGCCTACTGTCAATTATCAACAACAGGAACCACAACAGCTAATACCATCCGATGATAACGATGATTATTATAAATCAAGTCCAGCAGAAAAGGATTCCACCCAAGAACCTAAAGTTGAGATACCGAAATTACCGAAAGCAGAAATTCCAGAAGTACCAGCACCGAACGTACAGCCGCCTTTGACCCAATCATATTTAAAAAAATATATTCAAGCTCAACAAATGGTAAAACTTCCTAATGCTTTGGAAAATGATCTTAAAAATTCTGCTATGAAGCAAGGAATAGTAGGATTAGAGCTAGATCAGTTTTTAGGGCAATGGGCACACGAAAGCGGAAATTTCACCCAATTTGATGAAATGTACAGAGGGTCTGGTGAAGTTTATAAAAGTAAAAAATGGTTTATCGATCATTATTGGAAAAATGAAAGAATAAGACATGCATTAGGAAATAAACATCCTAACGATGCATGGATGTATAGAGGACGCGGAATCTGCCAACTTACCGGAAGAGGTAACTACGAGCAGGCTGGAAAAGCATTGGGTATAGATTTAGCTAGTAAACCCAATTTGGCAGCTAACCCTAAATATATGGGCGCTATCGCTATTTGGTATTGGAAAAATCGAGTAGCAACTAAAGTCGACGCCGACCACATGGGCGATACCACTGCAGTTAGTAGAGCAATTAACCATGGTGAAAGTGCAGAAAACATACAAAAAAGACACACTTGGGTGCAATGGTTTAGAAAACTATTCGGCAAAGGTGCTTAATCACTAGTAAGGGCCATTATGAGCCACGATTCTGTTCTCAGTCTCGATAATTTTGAACAGCTTCTAAATGAAGATAATTTCTCTAATCTATTATCATCGCTTTCCGGCAAAGATAATTTAGAAGATTCATTACAGAAGCTTTCTGAACAAAATCGTAAGATAGAAATTAAAAAAACAGTTACAGTTTCGATACCTATACAAAAAGTAGTTAGTGACAAAAAAACTAAATCTCGACTACTAAAAAAAGAAATTGCGGCTCTATTAGCTACTGCATTATATGCAACTAGTTGTGTCGATGTCAAAGAATCTGTTCCAAATAATGATATAATAAATGAAGCTGCTAATTCTACTTTAGAATCTAACTCTGTTTTAGAAAATATTCCTACGACAATTCCTAAGATAAAAAAAGAATCTATAGGTACTAAACTTTCTAGATTCTTCTTAACCGGTAATGCACATACAATTAATACAAATCCTATTACTTTAGAAGCTGAAAAACCTAATATTGATGACGACGATGATGGAGTTAAACAACCTATTGTTGTATTTGATAATAGACCTGCTGAAGAATTATTAGCAGAAGCCAAAACATTATTGTTAGAAAGATCAGGAACATTCGAGCAAGCCATTGCTGATTTAAAATCTATTATTTCTACACAATCTCCTGCAGATGCAAAAGAAGCACACGAAATGTTAGGTTATGCTTACGAAAAATCAAAGAATTATAATAAAGCTATGAAGGAATATCAGCGTTATCTAGCACTATACACAGAAGATGATGAAGATAGAACTCGAGTAAGACAGCGTTTAATGTCATTAGAAATATTAGAACCTACAGGATTTACAATAGGTAAAATTAATAAAACAAAAACACCTCACCAAGGTGATAGTTTTGATTTTAATGGAAACACTTCAGATTACCTTTATGTAACTAAAAATTCTAATGAAGGCAGCACTCAAAAAGCAGAACAAATTAACTTAATTTCAGGCGTACAAGCCTCATTAAAAGAAACACACAATGAATATGAATTATCAGCTCGTGTGAGATTTTCACAAGTAAAAGACTTTAGTGAAACAAATGGTAATAGAACAAATCTATCAAATGCTTATGTAGACTTCGCTAATACATTTAAAGGATATAATATTCGCGCAGGAAGACAATCTAGTGTAGCAGGAGCTGTTGGAAAATTTGATGGGCTATCTACTAATATTAGAATTACAGATGATTTAAAATTATCATTAGCTGCTGGTAACCCTATCACTGGATCGGGATCTCAAACTAAAAGAATATTTGAAGGTGTTGAATTTGATTGGAGAATTAACAATGATTGGGGTACAGGAATTTATTTTAATAGAGGAGTAGCTGACGGATTATTAGAACGTATGGCTATCGGAAATAGCGTAGATTATAGAACAAACAAAGAAAGTTTCTTATTAAGAACCGAATACGATACTGTTTATCGTAGTCTTAATTTGATTTCTTTCCAAGGTACTTACTATGCCAAAAACTTCGATGCGTTTGCTATATTTGAAAGACGACGTACCCCAATGCCGTATGGAGATGTTGCACTTAATCTCGGCGAATTATCATTAGATAAACAATATTATAACTCGATCGGGGATCTACTACTTAAATCTGGATTAACAGCTAGCGAAATATATAGTTATATTGATAAATCTACTCCTATTGCAACATCAACTGTGTTAGGATTAAGAGAAAAGATTAATAAAAATTGGGAATTAACAATAGATGCGCAATCAACTAATTTATCTACTGTTCCGGGATTTAATTTAAATTCAAATTTTGCATCAGTACCAATACAGGTGGGCGACAAACAAAACTATTCATTAACTACACACTTAAAAGGCGAAAATATCGGATCTATTAATAATAATATAGAATTTGCTGTTAACGATTCGACTGGCGGTAGACGTTCATCCTATGTTACATTTGCTGACAATTATAAATTCGGCGATAAGAATAGAAACAGTATTTCAACTATTCTTAGATATGATTCTATCAATGAAAATTATGGTAAAATAGACACAATATCTGCATTATTAAGAGGGTTTTATGCTATCAGCGATAAAACTACTCTCGAAGCGCAATATTCAAGATCGTTGACAAAAACTAATGATGTGTTATATAATACTCCAACCAATACAAATCAAAGTTTTTATATCGGATTTAGACATGATTTTTAGGACTATAGTTTTATTTTTTCTATTATTAATTTCTCCTAAAGTATTAGGTGCAGAATGTACTGCATATGAGAAATTACACCCTTTGTGGCCGTTAACTGGTGCTCATCTAAGCACAGGCAAATGTACTAGTTGCGGAACTTGTCATATTCCTGCAGGTGCGGCTGTTTGGAATGGAACTCCTAGAACATGTATTGCCTGCCATAATGGTGATCCTAGTCGTATGACAGTAGGTCGTAGTTCGAAACATTTACCTACCCTATTATTAGATTGTGCGGGATGCCATAATACTACTGCATTTAATAGCCTAACCGGTATTACTCAAACCATGATACACAATACGGGCTATCCCACTGTTCGATGTGATGGGTGTCATAATGGTCAATATACTAGCTATGGAGCGCAGGGTAAAGGCAACGGGCATCCTACTACTGTGACAAAGAATGGTGTTAAAGTTATAGTAACTAGTGTTGATTGTAATTATTGCCATAGTCCTAACAGTTCTCAGTTCGACGGATAGTTGCTTATACTATTATTTTTGCTAAATAGTTGAAACCTAGAGGAGGTTTGCTATCGTGCAAAAAATTAAAACGCTCTTAACTTCAATGGTTATGACACTTGCATTAGCGTTATCCTATATTACTGTGCCTACAGTAGCAGCAGGATCAATGTTGATGTTCTCAGATACCGCTGATGCTGCTGAATGCAGTCTTTATGAAACCATTCACCCGAATTTTCCGTTAACAGGCGCGCACTTATCTACTGGTAAGTGCAGTAGTTGCGCCAGTTGTCATGCTGGTGGCATCTATCTAGGTACTCCAAAAATTTGTGCAACTTGCCATAATGGTAGCCCTACTGGGCAGATTTCTGCACAAACTATTGGACGTTCGGCCAATCACCCACCAATCGGTAATACTAATTGCGATGCTTGTCATAATACCACAAGCTTTACTGCATCGTGGTCCATGACCCACTCTAGTGTCAGTGGACAGGCTTGTAGTTCATGCCACAATGGTAATTTTGTCAGCTACGGAGCAATGGGTAAGGATATTAACCACATTGTAACCACTGCAGAATGTGGCACTTGCCATACTCCAATGGATACTAATCAAAGTATTACGCATACTAATGCTGATTGGCATATTCCAATTAATGTAATTCACAATGGTATTACAACCGGTTGTGTAAGCTGCCATGATGGATCACATCATCCTGCATTAGGTAAAGTCGACTATGCTCCGGGACATCCTGCTACTAGCGATGCCTGTGAAACTTGTCACAGCATTAATGCTAGCTTCAAATGTGCATCTATAATTGATGACAAAATGATCAAGAAAATGATGAAACAGCGTTTAGCTAGTTTAATTGGCGTTCGTCTTAAATCAATCTAAAGTTTAAGGCCAAAATAAAACGCCCCGAAAGGGGCGTTTTACTATCACGAAGTAATTTATTTTTATTATAGGCTATGCCACTTTTACTTCTTTGATGCGCCGGCATTAACAAATGCATACATTTTTTCTGCAGTTGCTAATACTTGATCTAGACCAGGAAATTCTGGCATAGCAACTGTAGAAACCAATTGGCCAGTTTTCTCATCAACATGAGAACTCATTTCCCAACCGGCAAACTTAGCACTATACTCAGCTTCAACTAGATCCTTAGCCATGCTAAGAATATCTGTACGAATTTCGTAGCCATTCTTATTAAACTTAACTTCGGGGGCTTTAGGGGTGTAATCATTCAACGACATTTTATTTTCCTTCTGTGTGTATGTTAACTATTATACATAATACTGTAATTAATTACAAGATTTCTTAGCAGGTTTTGTAACCCATTCAACTTCGTCTTCGGTCACAGGTTGCCAACGATTTATAAAATACCAATTTGCAAAGGCAGTAATAGTTGTGTAATACATTATATCTGTTCCTTTGTTGTTTGAGCTTTTACTAAGTCGGGCCACATCGCAGTATAAATTGCTGCAAGATTGCGGCCATTGGTTTCGAGGCCATGTGCATAGATTTCTAATAGTTTACTAAAAAACTGTTTAATCATCTGTCTCTCCTTTGTGTGTGTCCTTATTTATTATATGTTGCGCTGCATTAATAATCAATTTAGATCTTATCAAAAAGAATAAAAAAATAAAATGAATAAATATTTGGAACAAAAGGTTAGATTATCGTGCAAAAGAAAACTAAAAGCTTATTAGACGAATTAAATGAATTTGCTGATAAAAAAAATAAAGAAACTATTCTAGAATCTAGAGCCAGCCATATCATAGATTCTGCTATAAACTTTTTAAAACATATCAAGGAAACATTTGATCCTGAAATTGCTTATGAATTAGAAAGAAGGTTTATCAACAGCATTAAAAGTAGCGATGGATCTAAATTTACAAGAGGAATAAGAAAAATTAAAGAAAACAAAGAGCTTTCGAAGACTCTTAAGATAGTCAACGGAGACGCAAAACAAGACGATTAAACGCCTATTTGTAGTTTTTTATCAATTGTTGATAAATATTTGTATGATTAGCCCAAAAGGCTATCACAATTTAAGGAGAAAATTATGGCTGGAATTAGTCGCGTTCATGGTGGTTTATTAGCACCAAAGAACTTTGCAGGCGTTGGTTTAACAGATTTTTACATCACTTTTGCCAGTGCTGATAGCGCAAATGTTTGGGCTGATTATGCAGGTGCAAATGGTACTGCAGGAAATTCTGCAACTACTGGAACATCAGCTGGTCAAGCTTTTGATCAGTTATTCCGCGTTGCACTTTCACAGTTTGCTACAATTAGCCGCGTTGGTTCGTTGAACACAAGCGCAGTGCCTTACACAATGAACTTTGCTTTAGAAACACTAGGTGTTGATCAGTTTAGCCCAGGCTATTTAGGATTAGGTCCAACTGACGGATCGCCTAACACAAGCACATATCGTTCTTTAACAGACGCTGTGCAAGCTCTAGGTAGAGTTAATGGCATCAGTTTAAATAGCGCAACTGTTAGCGTAGGTGTTATTTCAAATAGCGTAAGTTATTAATAACAACAGTTAATAAACCAAAAGAAGGCGATCTTTATGGTCGCCTTTTTTTTTGATTATAAATACCTATAACTAATAAAGTAGGTATATAATGGAAATTATCGAAATTAAAACATTGATCGACATTACCAAGCCCGAAGTTGCTAGAGTCGGGTACGGAACAGATCTAGAACAAAATCAATATAAAAATTGGACCACATTACAGCAATGTGTCGGGTTAAGAAGTAATATAGAATGGCATGATCCTCCTATTGTTGAGAATATAGATATTAAAGGATTAGGATTTGGTAGCAAATATAAAGGAAATCATCGGGTATGGACCTTTAAATTTAATACAGATCGATCTTCGGCCTATCAAGATGATGAAGGAAATATTATCGGTCTTTTATTAAATGACGTAAACCAAGTTCCTATCATTCAAAATTTAACAGAAACGATAAATATTACAAAAGCGGTGTTTAATTTAGACAACGCTCAGTATAGAAATACAATTATTAAGGCAACTGTTAGGCAACCTGAGGCTCATGAAAATGTTGATTAAAGTAGGAGATACTAACAATGCCGGACCCGTCGACAATAGAATCTGAAAATTTAGAAACACACGTTGCATTATGTGCGTTACGTTACGCAACACTCGAAAATAGATTAGACAATATCGAGAAAAAGGTCAGTACACTTCAAGAAGTAATAGAAAAAAGCCATATGAGTATGATTAGAGTTTTAGTAGGAACCGCTGGAACAGTAGTTGCAGGAGTCTTATCAACACTCGTGGTAATTTTGTCTAAATCACATTAATATGAAAATTTGTCATTTACTAGAAGATATCACGATTATTTTAAACAATGAAGAAAGACTTTTTGTTGATAAACATCATGATTTAATTTCTCTTTCTAGTTTAGATGAGCATGATACATGGATTGCCCAAAATTTAGTTAGAAAACATGTTTATGAAATAACTAATAGTGGAAAAGACCTTAAACTTAAAAATCATGCTAACAGAAAAAAAACTTTATAAAAAACTTACAGACCTTGCTTTCGAAATAAAAGAAACATTGAGAGAAAAAGGTTACGTAATTCCTTCTGAAAGTAAAGATGGAAGAGTGAAAATAGGTAATTATTTTATATGTAAAAATAATGTATTTTTTACTATTACCGATTTGCGAAATAATATTTTATATGAAAAAATTAATCTGCCGCAAACTGCGCTGATTATTGCGAACTCGTTGGCGTTAGGAAAAAAAATTAATTCTAAAATTTTAGAAAATGATCAGCAATATGGATATAGTTATTTCGAAGATTTAAATTATTCTAGAATATTCAAATCTCTTTTAAATAAAAAAGATTACGATAAATGTGATGCTTTATTGATAAAGCAAGAAACTGCACAAATAAGAGCCGAATCTGCTAAAAAATATATTTTACTTAACTTCGAAAAACTTAGACGAATGCGATAAATACTTTATCAACTTTTTGGGTTAAATTATGAAAACAACAGATTTCAATTCTCAAATTTCTAGTAAAGTATTAAACGAAAATATGTTTAAGAAATTCGGTGTCAAAATTAATCTCGACAAATATACCAGAGAAGAACTAGAAAATTATCGTAATATTATTAGAACAAAACTTAGCCAGACAGAAGGTCAAGCCGGATTTAATGATCTATTAGCTAATGAAGATTATCAAAAAGATAAACATACTTTAGAAATTATTAATAGTCGAATTAAAGAAATGTTAGGCGAATCTGTTCTTACTGAAAAATCTAAAACTGAAAAACAAGCAAGAACTATGGCTGCAGCCGCTCATGATCCTGCGTTTGCAAAAAAAGTAGGAATTAAAACTAGTGTTGCTAAAGAATTTAATAAAAAAGATACAGGCACTAAATTATTAAGTAAGGCGATGAAGAAGAAAAAGAAAAAAGTCAGAGAGTCTTTATCTGCTACGTATAATGGTAAATACAATATAACAACCATGTCTGGTTACCAGAATGAAGGAATTGAAATGAAAACTTATGAATCTAAAAAGGTCGATCAAGATGGCGATGGAGATAATGATTTCGCTGACGTACAAATTGCACGCATGAAAAAAAGCGGAATGAGTAAGAAGAAAGCTATCGCTAAAACAAAGAATAAACCTTATAATAAGAAAGGTAAGAAATCTAAGAAAGTTAAAGAAGATGCAATTCGTAGAAGAAATTATACTGTTATAATTGAATCTCTAAAACATTTGATTAGAGAAAATGAAGAAGATAAAGCTAAAGATATTAGCATTGCTGCAGACATGGTAACTGATATCACTAACTTTATGCAACGTCTCGGAACTATGCAAACTAAATCCATGATCGACCTATCTGATAGTATTCGTAAAAACTTCGGAGAAGCTGAATCTACAGCATTTAAACAAGGGATCGAACCTGCACTTAAACAAGCATTAGATACGTTGACTCAAACTAGAGAAGTTATCAGCAGCGCAGTCGCACAATTAGCAGGCGGTGAACTTCCTCAGCAACCTATGGGAGCACCACCAGAAGCTGTTCCTGCAGCAAGCGATGACAGTATGAATGTTAATGCAGAAATGAGCGATGAATTCGGAGCTAGCGATGCTGCAGCCGGTGGTGCTGAAATCGCAGGTAGAGAGAAGAGAGAAAGTATTGAAAGATCAAAAGCTCGTCGGTTAGCCGAAGCTCATTCATTAATGACTAAGCTGTCAAAATGAGATTATTTGAGTTTGAAGCTCCACTAGACGGTGCTAATGCTGATGTAGATGCATTGTATCTTACCTTGAGAAATTTTGCAGCTCGAGGTAAGAACAAGCTTCCTTTTAATGCGTTGTCGACTCCTGATAGAGAAATGGATTATTATACATTCGACAGTATATTCAAAAAGAACGAGCCAAAATTTAAAACAGTAGTAAACAATTATAACGAAAATGGTATATTACTAAATCAAGGAATTAAACCAGCGACTCCTAGCGCTGACGCTTCTTCTTTTATCTAAACTTGCATTAATTCTTTTTATTTGTTATAATTAGTTGTATGACTATAACTATAAACCCTCCACCTTTTGTGGAAAAATTCCAGTACAAAAATTGCCGTCAAATTAATGATCCTGTAACACGTAAAAGAGTATACGAAACACCCGATGGCGAACGTATTCCTAGTGTCACTACTATTCTAAGTGCAACCAAAGATATGACGCACTTAAATGAATGGAAGAAACGTGTGGGAGAAGCAAAGGCACAACAGATCACCACAGAAGCAGCAGGTGTAGGAACAGCTATGCATGCTAATCTAGAAAGGTTTTTAACCGGGTTACCTCGAATGCCGGGAAATAATCCCGTACATGTTAAAGCTAATGATATGGCTAACCGTATTATTGAATATGGCCTTGTAGATGTTAACGAAGTGTGGGCAATGGAGCAGTCTTTGTACTACCCCGGTTTATACTCCGGAACGACTGATTTAGTAGCGGTTTATAAAGGAAATCCGTCGATTTGTGATTATAAACAGACAAATAAACCTAAAAAAGAAGAGTGGGTAGATGATTATAAAATTCAATTAGTTGCATATATATTAGCACACAATCAAGTCTACGGTACAGATATCCGAGAAGGACATATTTTTATGTGCTCTAGAGATTTAGTATATCAACAATTTGATCTATGGCCTGACGATTTTGCCAAATATGAAGATATGTGGCTAGGTAAAGTCGAAGAATATTACGCCAAATAAATTATCTCTCATAACTCGATAAATATCTAATATTGGAGAATTAGATATGGCCGTAATTGAAATAGCCAAAATACAAGTACGTCGCGGGCAGGAAAAAGTAACTGGTACTCCTACTTTATCGCCGGGCGAATTTGGATGGGCAGAAGATACCGAAAATCTGTACATTGGAAAAAGCATTAGTGAAGGTGCGGTTAACAATGATAATACACGCTTATTGACCGAAAATGATCTTATTAACCTTTACAATGGTTCTATTACTAGTTCGACTTTATATACCTTAGTCGGACATATACCTAATGTTTCTCTTGCTAATACAGTTTCTAGATCATTACAGAGCAAATTAGACGATGAAGTAAGTGTATTAAGCTATGGAGCAATAGGTAATGGAACTACACCTAATGCTCAATATTTTAGAGCAGCCATTGAAAGCCTATATCTAAACGCAACAGTTAAGGGTTCATTAGGAAATGAAAGTTTAGTAACACTATATGTGCCAGCTGGTATCTATAATATCGAAAGCACCATTTATCTTCCACCTAATGTTATCATTGTAGGTGATGGGCCGGGAAAAACGATTCTTAATTTAGTAACAACGTCTATCCCATTAATGCAATATGCTGACCAGACTAGTGTCCATAATAGCTATGTAATTTTCGTAGATAATCAAACCAATATTTTAGGTCCTACTCGTCCTACTAAAATTGTTATAAAAGACATGACTTTGAAATATGACACAAGTTTAAATGATATTAATGGAACTTATACATTACCATTATTGAGAGCTGATTGTGGCACTGACTGTGTTATTAGCGGAGTACAGTTTTTAGGTAATTATACTGCAGGTGCTGGACAAATAGCTGATTCAAACTACACTGGTTTAGAAATTAGAGGTCAAGGACCTATTACTACACAAGATTTAATTATAGAAAATTGTAGCTTTGATAACTTATATTACGGGATTAAATCTAATTACGACATGGAAGATTCTATCGTTGTAAATTCAAGATTTAGAAATTTGAATCGAGGAGTTGTGTATGCTGAAACCGTAGCAGCAAATAACTTTACTGGTCCTTTAAGAAGTAGAATCGAAAATAATAAATTTTATTACGTCGAAAGAGAAGGAATATACGTAGGCAGTAATTCTATTAATAAACCAACACACCATGTCAGTGCATTTAATATCTTTAATAATGTAGGAAATAATACAAATAATGATCGTAATCAGGTTACTCCAGTTATTAGTTTCCTAACACAGGGAAATGTATCAATTGGAGATTATAATTCTAGATACGACATTGTTAATAGCACCTCTACAAATTATGCATCAACTACCACAATTGTAAGTGGTACTTCTTATGTCCAAAGTCCCGGTGCATACTCCGCACAAATCATTTTGTCGACAAATAATGTATTACTATCTAGATTCCCTTATAGCAGTCCAGCGCAATCTACACGTATTGAATACAATTTAAATGTATCAACTACTATTAGAACAGGACAACTAACTATTGTGATAGGGGTATTAGGTGATGCCTCTTTGACTGACAGTTATTCATATTCCGGGCCAGATGATGGGTATGTTACATTTGATGCTAGCTTAAATACTAGTACTAACCTAGTAGAACTTTATTATACAAGTCCTAATTACACTGGGTTTTTAAATTATAGATATACTCAATTACAATAAAATGTTTAATAAATCTCCAGAAGAGAGGTTGTCCATCTGGGTCGATTTTAGAAAAAATCTCGATCAATGCGACGACCCTTATACTGCCATTTCTTTATTTTGGCAAGATGCTCCGCAAATTTCATTCAATCATAGGGTAGATCCCTTTAATAAAAAAACTTGGCCTACCCCTTGGGAAATCATTGTAGAAAACAAATATGATGATTTTACCCTAGCACTTATGATAGGATATACCTTAAAATTTACAGAAAGATTTAAGGATTCCTTAATCGAAGTTAAAACCATGGTTGATTATTCTAAAACAAAACTGTATAATCTTGTATTCATAGACAATAAATTTGTCTTGAACTACGATAAAAATAATGCAGTTAAAGCTATAGATATTGATCAGGAATTGTATATTGAAAACAATATTGATGTACACTATCCTTGGTAAATATTCATTTAAAGTAAGTTAAGGGTTAAAGTACATGATTACTGTTGTAAAAAGAAATGGGGAGAAAGTCCCTTTAGATATTTCTAAGATTCAAAGGCAAGTAGCATATGGATGCAGCGGTATAGATGGAGTTAGTCCATCTATGATCGAAATTAATGCTAAATTAGAACTACATGATGGAATGAGTACTAAGACCATTGATGAATTATTATTAAAAGCTATGGTCAATCTCATTGACGAAAATGAGAACCCAGAAATTAACAATACCAATTATCAATATGTAGCCGGCAGACAACGTGTTAGTATGCTACGTAAAGAAGTATACGGTGAATATGAGCCTCCAAAACTCTATGAAATCGTCAAAAAAAATGTTGCAGCAGGAATGTACACTCGAGACTTATTGTCATGGTATACCGAGGATGAATGGAACATTATCGATCTATTCATCGATCATACTAAAGATGAGAATTATACATTTGCAGCAATTGAACAACTAGCAGAAAAATATTTGGTGCAAAATCGTGCTACAGGACAAATCTATGAAACACCTCAAGTACGTTATGCGATTGCAGCAGCGACTGCCTTTCACGATGAGCCAAAAGATATTCGATTAAAGCTAGTAAAGGAATATTATGAATGTGCATCGGAAGGACAATTTACTTTGGCTACGCCTGTTCTTGCGGGTCTTGGGACCACTACTAAGCAGTTTAGTAGCTGTGTACTTATTAGTTCAGATGATACATTAGATAGCATCTTTGCTAGTGGAGAAATGATGGCAAAATATGCTAGCAAAAGAGCTGGCATTGGTCTCGAACTTGGACGTATTCGACCTGTCGGAGCTCCAATTCGAAATGGAGAAATTAAACATACAGGTCTAGTCCCATTTCTAAAGAAATGGTTTGCTGATTTACGTAGTTGTAGTCAAGGCGGTATACGCAATGCATCATGCACAGTGACATTCCCTATTTGGCATGCACAATTTGAAGATCTTATTGTATTAAAAAATAATCAAGGTACAGAAGAAACTCGTGTACGTCAAATGGATTATTCTGTAGTTGTATCTGCTCTTTTTTGGCGTCGCTATAAGAATGGTGAAAACATTACATTATTCGATCCTCACGAGGTTCCGGATCTATACGAAGCCTATTACCGAAATAGTAAAGATTTTGAAAAGCTTTATCTCAAATACGAACAAGATAAAACCAAGAAAAAGAAAGTGTTGTCGTCGGAAGAGATGTTTAAGAACGGAATTCTCAAAGAGAGAACTGATACTGGTCGTATCTACCTTGTTAATATCGATAATGTAATTAGTCAAGGACCATTTAATTCAGATACCGATCCTATCTATCAAAGCAACCTTTGCCAAGAAATCTTATTGCCTACTCGACCATTCCAACGTATCGACGATGAAACAGGACGTATTGCTCTTTGTACATTAGGATCTATTAATTGGGGATCGTTTCGTAACCCAGCCGATATGCGAAAGGCCTGTAGAATATTGGTTCGTAGTTTAAGTAATTTACTTAACTATCAAGATTTCCTCAGTATACAGAGTCGATTGGCTAATAAAGAATTTGAACCGTTAGGTGTAGGTATTACTAATTTAGCTTTTTGGCATGCTAGAAAGAATCTGAAATACGGTGATCCAGAAGCACTAGCAGAAGTTAAGCGTTGGATGGAACATCAGGCGTTTTATCTTACAGAGATGAGCGTTGAGCTTGCTCGTGAACGAGGAGCATGCGAACGTAGTCAATATACGTATTACGGACAAGGCATATTCCCTTGGGAACGTCGAAATAAAAATGTCGATGAATTAACTAACTTTGAACCTAGCACTAATCTTGATTGGGAGGGGTTGCGAGAGAATCTAAAAAAGTACGGTATTCGTAATGCTACACTCATGGCAATTGCACCAGTTGAATCAAGCAGCGTTGTACTTAACAGTACTAATGGCATTGAAATGCCTATGGAGTTAATTAGCGTCAAAGAAAGCAAAGCTGGATCATTTGTACAAGTTGTTCCTGAGTATAAACGTTACAAGAACCGGTATCAGTTAATGTGGGATCAAAAAGATTGTGTAGAATATCTTAAAACTGCTGCTGTATTAGCTGTATACATCGATCAAAGTATTAGTACAAATACTTTTTATAACCCTGCATATTTTGCCGAAGGTAAAATTCCTGCTACACTAATTGCTAAAAATCTAATGTTGGCATATCGTTGGGGTTTGAAAACTATATATTATAGTTTGATAAACAAAGTCGGTAGTAAAACTATGATTAATAGCCAAAGTGATAGACTTACAGTATCAGAGCCTGTTACAATTTACGATGATTCGGCAGATGATTGCATAGCCTGCAAACTTTAAGGTGTAAATTATGAGTAAGCTACAATACGATTTCGCTACCCCTACTAACTATCTAAAACGTACAATGTTTTTGGATCCTGCTGGACCAGTAACTGTGCAGCGTTTTGAAGAAGTTAAGTATCCTAAGTTGCAGAAGTATGAAGAATTAGCCCGCGGATTCTTTTGGGTTCCAGAAGAAATCAGTCTCACGAAAGATAAAATCGATCATAAGGAGGCCAGTGATGCAGTTAAACATATTTTCACAAGTAATCTACTTCGTCAAACAGCTCTTGATAGTATTCAAGGGCGTGCCCCTTTCCAGGTATTTGGACCAGTCACGTCTATTCCGGAATTAGAAGCATTAACTCTTACATGGAGCTTTTTTGAAACATCCATCCATAGTAAGAGCTATAGTCATATTATACGTAATATCTATGGAGTACCTAAGGATGAATTTAATAAAATTCATGACACTACAGAAATTGCCGGCATGGCTGCTGGAATCGGACGTTACTACGAAGAATTGCATGTTCTTAACATGCGTCGAGAATTAGGCGAAAACATTCCGGTTTACGATCATAAGAAAGCTATTTGGCTAGCTCTACATGCAAGTTATGCATTAGAAGCATTACGCTTTATGGTTAGCTTTGCTACTAGCCTTGCAATGGTCGAAAATAAAATCTTTATTGGTAATGGAAATATTATTAGTCTTATTTTACAAGATGAAATTTTACATACTGAATGGACTGCATGGCTAATTAATAATGTTACTAAGGATGATCCTGCATTTGTACAAATTTCTCAAGAATGTCAAGAAGAAGTGTATTCAATGTATATGGAAGTTATACAAGAAGAAAAATTGTGGGCAGATTATCTATTCCGCAAAGGTGTGGTAATCGGACTTAACGCCAATATACTTAAAGACTTTGTTGATTATACTGCATATACTAAACTCAAGGATATCGGTATTAAGTATCAGGAAGACCATCCTAGAACTAGTCCAATTCCCTGGTTTAATAAACATATCAATATTAATAAAAAACAATCAGCATTACAAGAAACAGAATCAACAAACTATGTTATTGGTGTAATGAGTGATGCTGTTACATATGATGAATTACCAGACCTATAAGGAGAATACAGTGAAGGTAGTTATTTGGAGTAAAAACGGTTGTACCTATTGTGAAAAGGCCAAGGCATTGCTTAAGTCTAAAGATATTGCGTTCGAAGAACGTAATATTAATAATGGTTGGACTAAAGAACAATTGTTAGAAGCTGTACCAAATGCAAGGACAGTTCCACAAATTTTCTTTGACAACGATCTAGTCGGCGGGTTTGATGATCTCGCTAAAAAACTAGCTGCATAATTTATGGACGAAGAAACAAAAAATAAAATCGATGCTATAATTAATGGTCAGCCATATTTTACTAATATGGCTGTTTATGATCCTTTGCAATATCAATTTAATTATGGTATAAATGCCGGCGGTCCGGTTGGATCTTCGCCTAACGTAACAATAACTAGTGGCGGAACAGCATCAGCATGGTCGTCGAACTTTTACAATGCTTCTTTGAATTCAACTAATAACGGAAGTCTTAAAGTAACCGGTGATGCCGAAATTGATGGCGATATTAAGTGGCAGGGACGCAGTCTTAAAGAAATGTTTAATAAAATAGAACAACGTCTTGCTATACTAGTTCCAGATCCTAACAAGCTCGAACAATTTGAAGCACTAAAAAAAGCATATAATCATTATAAAATGCTCGAAGCATTATGCGAACTTCCAGTTAATGAAAATGAAAACGAATGAAACAAAGATTGCGGAATTAGAGGATATGGTTAAACGACAAAATCGTTTGCTAGATTCTCTATATAAAAAGATTCTATTTCTTGAAAGAGAAAATGCTCGCAGACGAAATGACATGGAAAAGTTAAATGAACGTAGATAATTTTAAGGATTGGTGTACTCGACATGGTGTAAACATTATCGATACAAATAAAAGAGCGCACCGATGGACTAAGCAAAATATAAAGTATTTTCAAAATCCTGCAGATTATAACATAGTATATGAAGATGTAACATTAGAAACAGAACCTCTATATATTGTAGAAATTGCTTTTAGCGAATTAGAGCGTTTGGCAGAGTTTGAACAACAGGTTTTTAATAATTTAAAAGAAACTGGTCATTATAATATGTTCGAAACTATAATGAAACAGAAACATCAAGAAAAATATTTGAGAACAAAATATGCCGCAGTGCAAAAAGCATACGAACATTATAGTCTATTGCTTAAGTTAGCAGAAAGTGGCGAACTATAAAGGAAACAAAAATGTTAATTACTAAAGGTGCCAGTATTGGAGAAGTTGTAACTATACGTACCAATGCCGGTGAAGAAATAGTCGGAAGATTTGAAAGTGAAGATGCCCATTTTATTTGCCTTAACAAACCACGAGCTTTAATTCCTACACAAAAAGGAGTTGATCTTGTTCCTTTCATGTTTACCGTTAATTCGAATACAATATCATTTGCCAAACATGCAATAATGACTGCACCGTTGGCAACTGAAAAAGATGCTGCAGATCTTTATATACAGAGAACAACAGGCATTGCACTAGGTAAATAAGTTAAAGGAATAACTTATGCCTTACGTTTCCGGTATTGGGTTGATAGGAGACGTTTTTTATAGTAAAAACGTTTTTGTTAATAATGTTGCTGTAGCATTGTGGAACAAACCGCAGCAAAGTGCTGCATTTGTCGGAGATATCACTGTTGGCGGAGTAACAATAGATCCGTTGATTGTTGAGCAAATTAATAATAATGATTCAGCTTATCTATCAAGTACTAGTACATTTGCTATGCCGGCAGATGCAGTGGCACAAGGTGCAATACAATCTACCTATCAGGGTACTCCACCACAAATTTCAACCGCAACCGGAGTGATTTCAACTGCAACATTTACTGGTGGCCTTATTCCTTTCTTAGCTGACCGTTTAGTAGAGGCCGAAAATGGGCAATGGAGTAGAACTTATCAAACCACAGGAATTGATAATCCTAATATCATAGGTATATGGAAAAGCCTGGGCTTGGGCTCGGTCATATTACACGATGTTACACCTTGGTGCATGGGATTTGTTAACTTTACTCTTAAACAATGTGGGTACAAATGGTGTCCCGAAGCGGGAGCTATTGCGATTGAAAATTCTCCATCAAGATGGAGTGCAACATCTGTTCCGTTAGATCAAGGTCAACCTGGAGATATTGCTCTTTGGGATTATAGCGGACATAATCATGTGAATTTTATATACACCGCACAAAATGGTAGATATACTTTTTGTGGAGGGAATCAAAATAGTAGAGCAACAAATAACAATAACCCATCTGATAGCACAGTATCTATCGCTTGGCCAGGAGGGTGGACACTAGCTAATAATAAACCCGGGAGTACATTAGTAGGATTGTGGAGACCTAGCCAAGTTTAATATAAATGTCTTGCATTTTATATTAAATAATATTACAATAGTTCTTTAAAGGAGACTAAGATGTTTACATTAATCGTACTTTTAGTTGTAATCGGTGCAGCAATTTATCTTGTTACTCGAAATAGCGGCTCTTCTTCGTCGGGTTCATCATCTGGCGGTGCTAGTATGCCTAGCGTTGATAATACAAAAGAAAATAAGAATTAATGGTAGTAAACTTTTAGCTAAAGGTGTTTTGGACAGCGGTTCGACTCCGCTCACCTCCACCAACTATGGGGGTGTATTTGGCTTCGACAGAGCAAGTAATAACCTGAAAGCTACCCGAGAGGCGACTGACGCAATCAGCGCAAAAACTATAATCGCAGCAAATGACGATTATTTTGGAGACATTGCTCTAGCAGCATGATCCAACGGGGCAGGAAACGCCTTGTCAAATAAGTTACCTACTGGGGACTTTGGTCCCCAGTATTCCTATTAGGATAAACCCATGTCCAAGATCCATCCTCGCGATACTGCTTTTTCCTACCTTTAGCAGTTTTAGAGAGTTTATCTGCTCCTTTTTTTCCATTAATAGATCCTAACGGATTATGTACACCCTTGTTCCATGCAGGGTGTCCTTTAATCGATCTACCTTTCATCGGGCTTGATTTACCTTTGTTCCAAGCAGTTCTTTTCGGAATGTGGGATAATGAAGTTCCTTTTCTTGATGGTCTGTTTTTTGCACAAAACTTATTCCTACATTTGATAGAACAAAAATATCTTTCTTTACTAGGGCGATGTACAAATTCGATACGAATAATTTCTTTATCGCATTCGTAACATTTATAATGTCGAGTTTCTTTAGGTTTTCTTTTCTTTTGATTTTGAATAGATAACATTGAAGAATGTTTTTTCTTGGCAACTGCATACATCCTTCCTGTATAACCATGTACAGCGCCCATCATTTTAACAGCGTGCCACAATTTTCCACCGTATATTTTAGCTAATAATAAATGAGCAACAAAATGTTCTCTAAAAGTTAAATTAACTAAATTGTCTGGTGAATCTTTACCACCAATACATCTTGGTATAATATGATGACTATGCACATCTTTCATAGAACTATTTCTTGTTTTAGCAGCTTCCATTAAATTTTTATAAATTTTTTCATAATTCATATTATTATTTAGCTCTAGCTGCTTAATTGCAGTCTAGTAAACAGAGTTTGATCACTCGGTAACAGAACGATCGATAATAGGCTCTTCGGAGCCTATTATTTTTTGTAATACTATTGTAATGTTTTTATAGTTAAATATTGCTATGAAAAAAACATATCGTACCATCTGTATTAGTGATGTGCATTTAGGCACTAAAGACTGCAAGGCTGAACAACTTAATAACTTTCTTAAGAATAACAGTTGTGAAACACTTTATCTTGTAGGCGATATTATTGATGCCTGGAAAATTCAACAAAATCGTTGGAAATGGAAACAAAGTCATACTAATGTTATTCGTAGAATTTTAGGTCATGCTAAACGCGATACAAGAGTAGTTTATATAGCCGGTAACCATGATGAATTTTTAAGACCATTATTACAATACAATATTGCGTTTGGACATGTAGAAATTGTTAACCAAACCGAACATGTCGGCGTTGATGGACGTCGTTATTTGTTAACACATGGAGATTTGTTCGATGGCATTACGAGATTAGCTCCTTGGATTAGTTTTTTAGGCGATCGTGCTTATGATGTTGTATTATCGCTAAACAATAAGTTTAATTGGATTAGACATCGTATGGGATTTGGTTACTGGAGCTTAAGCAAATATCTAAAACAACGTGTTAAGAAAGCAGTTGATTTTATGTTTCAATTCGAACGCAATCTTGCTGCTTATTGTAAGAAACGAGGATTTGATGGTGTAATTTGTGGACACATACATCATGCAGAAATTAAAGAAATCGACGGTGTTGTATATATGAATGACGGCGATTGGGTCGAATCTATGACTGCCTTAGTCGAACATCACAACGGACACTGGGAAATCGTTACCTGGACTACAGAAAAATAACCGGACACAAATATTGGGTGTCACTGGAACCGTAACCAGTAACTCTTTTATAAATAGTTTTATAGGGAGTACTAAAATGAAGCAATCTAAACTAGTAAAGAAAATGTATCGTGCTTGTTTAGAGCATGATTTAGAACGTCAGCGTGAATTAACCCTAATCGAATACAGTAAGATTTTTAAACGGAAACACGAAGGCAAGTACTTTAATCCAAAATGGACTATAATTCGGTAAAATCTTAGTTGACGATAAAACCTTTTACCACTATAATAGTGTTTTAAAAGGAGAATAGTATGTCAGCAATTAATACGTTGTATTCTTTAGAACAATTTTGTCTAGATTCTAGCGGATTTGCAGAACGTTGGCAAGGTAATAGTGCCTTCTATCAGTGGAATAAGGGTAAGACTACCGATGATGGTATTATTAATGGGGTTGTACGCAAACTAGCCGGAACGGATACATCAGGAAATGAAATTTGGGTAGTTGCTGGGTCTTTTAAGATTGCTGCTGGTGGTGAAATTTTACGATTCACTGGTATTAGCAAAAAGAATTGGCCATTGATTCAAGTATTATCTAATAAGGAATCAATCGCTGCATAATGTTCGCATTAATATATCTAGCATTTATTGCCATTGTAATTATTTTCTATCTTAAAAAGAAAAGAAAAACTCATAAAAAGTCAATAGCAGTATTAGAAGATGCGGTAGAAGCAGGTTTAACAGAGACTGTTTCGATGCATCCAGTAATTGATAGTGACCAATGCATCGGCTGCGGCGGTTGTGTCAAAGCCTGCCCTGAAAGTCACCATCATGTACTAGGGTTAATTAATGGAAAAGCAGTTCTCACTAGTCCTACCGAATGCATCGGCCATGGTGCTTGTAAGTTAGCTTGCCCTGTTGATGCAATTACTTTAGTATTTGGTACTGCGCGTCGTGGTGTAGATTTACCAGTGGTTAAGCCCACATTCGAAACTAATGTTAACGGACTCTATGTTGCTGGTGAATTAGGTGGCATGGGATTAATCAAAAACGCTTTAACTCAAGGGAGAGAAGCTGTTGAAAATATTGCTAAGAATTGTGATCGTGGGAAAAATCAGTATGATCTTATTATTGTTGGGGGCGGCCCTGCTGGAATTGGTGCGGCTTTTACTGCAATTAGTGAAAAGCTTACCTATCTAATCCTTGAACAAGATTCGTTGGGTGGAACAGTTTTTAAATACCCACGTAGAAAGCTAGTCATGACACAGCCAGTTACTTTGCCTGTTATTGGGAAAGTACATTTTAGAAATACCACCAAAGAAGAACTATTAAAGTTTTGGGATGAACAACGTCAACTACACAATCTAAATTTCAAATTTAATGAGCGTGTAGAAAGCGTAGTTAAGGACGATACAGGATTCACCATCACATCCTTATTAGGTACATATCGTGCTACCAATGTATTATTATCTATCGGTCGTCGTGGTAGCCCGAGAACACTAGATGTGCCGGGCGAAGATTTACCAAAAGTAGTTTATAGGCTTATTGATCCTGAACAATATAAAGGCGCGCATATATTAGTAGTAGGTGGCGGTGATAGTGCATTAGAAGCTGCGGCTAGTATTGCTGAAGCAGATCCTAGTAATCATGTTACCTTATCATATCGTGGTACAGCTTTTCAAAGAGCTAAACCGGCTAATAGACAACGTGTAGATCGTGCTGTTAAAAAAGGTAATTTAGAAGTAATCCTAAATTCTAATGTACAACAAATCGGTGAGGATTATGTTATTCTCCAAATTGGTAAAGATGACTTGCGCATTATAGAGAACAATGCTATTATTGTTAATGCAGGCGGTATTTTACCAGATGCATTTTTGAAAAAGTGTGGCATTGAAGTTGTAACTAAATGGGGTACAGAATGATTGACTTTTCTTTTGGCTTACGAAATCCTCTAATTAACAACCCTATTCATAATAATTGTTACGAAAAAAATCGGAAAGTTTCCAAAAATAAAGTTATTGATTTCCATTGCGGAATTATTAATGATATTATAGTGGATTTTTCTTTTAATCTAACTTTTAAAACAGATCATGCAGGACTACATATTTTCGTCGGTATTCTTGGATTCTATTTTAACTTTGATTTACATGATACCCGTCATTGGAATTTCAAAGAAAACCGTTGGTATCTGCCTAGCGAAGAAGATATGAAATTTATCGAAAGTATTTCAGAATTTAATAACGAGGGTAAGTAATGTCAATGCATTTAGCACATCCTGCTCTTACTACTACTGGTAAGAAGAAAGGCAAAAAGAAGTGGGCATCTGCTGAACATAAGCGCCGTAGTGAGTTAGCTCGAGAACAGCAAGAAGCTCTGTATCGAGAATATAATGTAAAGACAACTAAGACCAACAAGAAAGGGTTTATGTCTACCAGTTATAAACCATTGTATAACGCTCCTCGACAAGATGCTACTCGAGAAATTAAAAGTGTAGAGTCTACTTGGGCACCCTGCGCTAGGCCTCCCGAACGTAAATATACCGGCACTCTTATTAAAGGTATTGCTACTATGCATAAGAGTAACGCTGTGCCCGTGATTAATGAAGAAGAAATGATATCTATTAGTCGTATGCGACGAGGATAGTGTGAAGCTTTTTAAGCGTAAACGCAGGAGAAAGAAAAAGGATAAGGCCGCAATTCAGGAAATAAATATTTCCATGAATACCTTATCCAATAAGATCGTAGCCTATTTGACTTTACTTTCCGGACTAGCAATTTCAGCAGTTGCAGTTTATTATTCTGTTTCAGGATTAACTGCAATATTCTCAGCAGCGGTAGTACCTATTATTGTAATGGGCGTTACATTAGAAATTAGCAAACTAGTTGCTACAGTATGGCTCAAGCAAAATTGGGCTATTGCTCCGACTGCTGTCAAAGGCTACTTAATAGCAGCTATTGTAGTACTCATGCTAATCACCAGTATGGGTATCTTCGGCTTTCTCAGCAAAGCACATAGCGACCAAAGCCTAGTCAGTGGCGACGTAGCTGCACGCATTGCAGTCTATGATGAAAAAATCAAAACCGAACGAGAAAACATAGAAACAAATCGTAAAGCATTAAAACAAATGGATACTGCTGTCGATCAGTTGATGGAAAGATCAAACGACGAACAGGGAGCAAGCCGTGCGGTAAGATTAAGACATACACAAGCTGAAGAAAGATCGAGATTATTATCAGAAATTTCCGAATCACAAAAACACATTTCATTGCTTAATGATGAAAGAGCACCAATTGCTGCTGAATCTCGTAAAGTCGAATCCGAAGTTGGCCCTATTAGATATATAGCAGCCTTTGTTTATGGTAATACTGATCCTAGTATTTTAGAAAGGGCAGTCACTTGGGTTATTTTAATTCTTATTTTAGTGTTTGATCCGTTAGCAGTGATACTATTATTAGCCAGTCAATATAGTTTTCAACAATTTAAAAAGATCGATGATCCTACCAATTCTTCCCAAGATCCGGTAGATTTATGGAACTCCATGATCGATGCTGCAGAAAAAGGCGTTGAGGGGAAATCAGAAACTACTAGTTCTTATGTTCAAAATGAAGAACAAAATGAAAGTGGGATGTGGAAAAATGTTAGTAATGTAATTAGCGAAAAAGATTATCTCGCTACATCCGAACGTAATATTAAAGATATGGTTAAAAGAGTTAAAAGTGGCATTTTACCTTTCTATCAAGTTCCTGAAGAAATCAAAGCAGAAGTTAAGAAAGGATTAAAAGATGCCGGCTAAAATTACACTTATCACTCCTCCAGATATTTTTCAAAATGATCAGAAGAGCGTATTGTTTATTGATTTAAATGAAACTGATCAAGAACAAATTACACAATGGCTCAAAGAAGATACAGACGATTCATTTAATATATACTTCTATAGTGGAGAGCCTAACGTCCCTTGGCTGTTACATAGCCTTTCTTGTAGTGATTATAAGTTAGTTAATGTAAATAATATGTCAGCTATAACTAGTTATTTGATAGGCTATATATTATCTAAACCTAATGTATATTATATGACTAATGATAATAATGTAGCAGAATTATATAGTCATATTAATTTAAGTAGAGTTGATAGCATGACTGATTTTTTAGAAAGAGTAACCAGTGGAAAAAAATAAAACTCATTATTGTGATTTTTGTAACAAATCTAAAGAAGATGTTAAAAAATTAATCGTAGGCGATTCTGCAGCTATTTGCAATAGTTGTGTAGAACTATGCCAAGATATGTTAGATGAAGAAAAAATCAAAAAATTCCCTTTAGAAAATTCTAAAGAAATTTATAATCCAGTAAGAATAAAAGAATATTTAGATCAATACGTAATAGGACAAGAAGATGCTAAAATTGCTTTAAGTGTAGCGGTATGTCAGCATTTCAAAAGAATTCATAATTATAATAAAGATATTCAAATAGAAAAAACCAATGTATTACTCTTAGGTCCAACTGGGTGTGGAAAAACAATGTTGGCTAAGAAATTATCAGAATATCTAGATGTTCCTTTTGCTATTTGTGATGCTACCGGTTTAACCGAAGCAGGATATGTAGGTGATGATGTTGAAAGTATTTTAAATCGTCTTATTTCTGCAGCAGACGGAGATATAGATCGAGCCAAACATGGAATCATTTATGTTGATGAAATTGACAAATTAAGCCGCAAAGGCGAAAATGTTAGTCTTACCAGAGACGTAGGCGGCGAAGGTGTGCAACAGTCATTGCTTAAAATGATTGAAGGTTCTATTGTACGTGTGCCCGCTGCTGATAAACGTAAACACCCTCGAGGAGAAATGATTGAGGTTGATACTAGTAGTATCTTGTTTATTTGTGGTGGAGCATTTGTCGGATTAGATAAAATTATTAGTCGTAGAAATACAACAAGTAGTGTAGGATTTGGGTCGAAATTAACTAATAAAAATTTAGCTGCTAATTATTGTGATGTTACCACTAAAGATTTGATTACATTTGGAATGATTCCAGAATTCGTCGGTCGTTTTGGGTTAATTACTAATGTTGAAGAATTAGATATTAAAGATCTAGTAAGAATTCTAAAAGAACCTAAAAATAGTTTAATATCACAATATCGATACTTGTTTGAGTTAGATGGTATTACTCTAGAATTTAATAATGATGCTCTTGAAGATATTGCCAATAAATCAAAAAATCTACAGACTAATGCTAGAGGATTGAAGAATATTTTAGAAAAAATATTGCTTCCTTATCAATTTGATGCCGTGGATCTAGTTTCAAGAGGCCTTAATAAAATTGTGATAACTAAAGAGGCGGTGGCCGGCGAGCCAGCAACGCTAATTTTTAATAAGAGTAAAAAAGAAAATAAACTATGAAAGTATATGTAAAAGATGGTAATATTAATTCTGCTTTAAGAAAATTTAAAAAGAAAGTAGAGGATAGTGGTATTTTAATTGAAGTTCTAGAAAGACAATATTATGAAAAGCCTACAGTCGCTAGAAGAAAAGCTAAGGCTGCTGCAAAAGCTCGATGGCGTAAGAAACAAAAAGAATTAAACGTTATTGCTCGTTACGATTAATTTGACAATATTTGCCTTGTATCATATAATATTTTATTATATAATATAAGGCATACATGAAGCGTACTAATATTAAAGATGCATTTGGTGGAGAAGTTTTTTTTACCAAATTTATTTCAAATGATCTAGAAACAGTTCGTCGTTTGTTAACTTCTTTAGACCTTAGTTACGAAGACGGTTATTCAATAACACCTGAAGAACACACTACTCATTCTAAAAGAGTAGACCTAGTAGTTCGAGACGAATCTAACGAGACAGTACTAGTTATTGAAAGCCAGGATGCTTCTGGCTGGCTTGACAGTGTTCACGCCAGCAAAATCACATATTACATGTATGATAAACAATGCGACGATGGTGTATTGATTTGTGAAGATGCTGACGAGCATATTAAAGGTTTCGTAAAATGGCTTAACGAAAACACGCCATTACGAATCACGTTGATTAGCGTTATAATATTCGAACATAACGGACATACACATTGTGAATTTATTCCGTTAATTCGCCCAAGCAATCTTAATGATAAAAAAGTAATTCGTAAATTAACATCTTCTTCAGAAAAAGATCAAAATAAAGCAGAACACCTTCAACAGATTTTTAATGATAACCCTGGTTTGTTTACTAATGTTACAGGACGTTATGTCAGCAAGAATAACGTAGGTGATTCAGGTATGAATGTAGGAATTTCTCCTTATAATAGTGAAGGATATTTTGTAGATATTTGGCATGCAGGAAAGGCCGATACAGAGACTTTTAGAAAAAGTTTTGTAGAGATTTGCAAGAAAAATAACCTCGAAGCCAAATTCCAAAAATCAAGAGCATATGTTAATGGTGAAAAAGTATTGCATACTGCAGATGCTATATCTGCGTTTAAAATTTTTGTAAAAGCTTTAGAGAATAAAGAGGTAATATCTTAAATGTCAAAACATTTAATGGTGGATTTAGAAACATTGTCAGTTACTCCCGATGCAGTTATTTTAACATTAGGAGCTGTACATTTTGATCCTTTTAATAAAGGAATCATAGATGAACTTTATATTAAATTCGATTTAGATGATCAAGATCTTTTAAAAAGATCAATCGATCCTAATACATTGGATTGGTGGTCTAAACAAGATCCTAAAATTATAGAAGAAGCTTTTAATACTGATAATAGAGTTAAAGTTTCAGATGCTATAGATCAATTTCACAAGTTTGCATATGGATGTAATAAATTTTGGAGTCATGGATCGGTATTTGATCTTATGATCATAGAAAATTTATACCGTCAATTAAATAGAGAATTTCCTTGGAAGTTTTGGGATCTGAGAGATACAAGGACTTTATTTGATTTAGGATTTAATTCAAATATGCCCAAAGGAAATTTACATAATGCGCTGGAGGATGCTAAAAGACAGGCGATCGGCGTACAAAATATATATTCACAATTAAAAAAGAATGAGTAAAATATTTGATAGGCTGTTTTATGTCGGTCCGCTAGGATTAGGCGATAGTTTTGTTAATAACGGCGCGGTCCATTATTTCGCTGATAGATGTTTAGAATTGCATGTTCCTGTTTGGCCTCATTTCTATAAAACCTTATCTTGTTTATATCAAGATTTTCCTAACATAAAAGTTATTCCGTTGAGGCATTATGATGAGGGCGAGAATCAATATGTTAATGATCATAAATTAGCCAGAATCTTGCCTACAGATTTAATAAGAACTAAAAATATCAATAACGAATTATCTGCCGTATTATGGGATGTTCAGACATATGCAAATTATGAAATACCATTTTCCTATCGTTATACAAACTTTAGACCTCCGAAACGTGTAGAAGGAGCAGAAGAATTATACAATAATCTGAGTCAAGGAGAACGATATATTTTAGTGCATAGAAGTTCTTCAAAATTTCCTAATGGAATACCTATTAATATAGAAAGATTTAGATCTGCTAAAAATTTGCCAAATTATAAAGTTATCGAAGTTAAAGATAACATAACCGATAATATGATGCAATATATTAAATTAATAGAACACGCTGAGGAGATACACTGTGTAGCTTCAAGTTTCCATTGTTTAGTAGACAGCTTACATACTCGAACTAATGCTCAATTATATTTTCATGATATTCGAGGCGATGCTATTATGAAAATAAATTCTTACGAAAATAATTATCGATGGGCTATTGTTAATTACGGAGAAAAAGTTTAAAAGGAAAAAGAATGGAAGATAATCTATCTCACGACGATATTAATCATGCCATCTTATCAAGAACGATAAGTTTAGAATACGATGAAAATACTTATTTTAGTAAAGGCATTTTTAACTATGTACTAGAACATGCAGAGGACCCGCATATACTATTTAGAGTAGCTCTTTACGGGTATTATAGAAAAGAATATAAATGGACTAACGAACAAACAGAAGAGTTTTTTCAAATGCATAAACACGATTCTGTTAAATGGGATGACGGTTTTCATGTTTATTACTACGATTGGGGAAAGGGTAAAAATAGAATTACAAGAAACCCTATGCATTTTCCAAATCTAGATCATGTACAACCTAAAAGTATCGATACTAATAAAAATGGGCCTGAAAACTTTCGCATACGATGCAAACGACTAAATGAAAGTAAAAGTGATGCTAATAGTGATAATGAACGTAGAGCTAGTATAGTTGATTTGTTCCGAGATATGAGCGCCGAAGGACAACAGATTATTTTAGGCTATCTTAATACTATTAAAAAAGAAATTGGTAAAACTGGTAGTTGACTTTTATTTTTAACAATTATATACTATCTCAGTTATTAGATACAACATTAAAAGGAGAAATATAATGAATTGGACAGTTCCAAATGTTACATTTATGTTCCGCGAGGGCGATGAACCTACTGAAGACGGAGGATGCCCAATCGGCGGTGAGTTTGTTGCCAAGACTACACAGGATTTGTTTGCTGGCAAGCGAGTAGTTCTTTTTAGCCTTCCAGGAGCATTTACACCTACTTGCTCGTCAAAGCAACTTCCTGGGTTTGAAGAAGGATATAATGAATTTAAGAGTTCGGGCGTAGATGAAATCTATTGCATTAGTGTTAACGATGCATTTGTTATGAACGAATGGGCTCGCCACTTGGGTATTAAGAATGTTAAGGTTATTCCCGACGGTACCGGACAGTTTACTCGTCTAATGGGTCGCCTTGTTGATAAGAGTGCAATTGGGTTTGGCTATCGCAGTCATCGCTATGCCGCTGTTGTTAACGACGGTGTAATCGAAAAGATTTTCGATGAGCCCGGACGTGAGGACAATTTTAGCAGCGACCCGTACGGCGAAACTAGCCCAGAAAATGTACTTGCTTATCTTAAGGGATAAGTAATGCGAGATCCGAAACTAGGGTACCATTGGGTTTGGCTCTATCCATTAGCTGTTTTGTTACTCGTAGTTTTGGTATTAGCATTTCCTTTTATCAAATTTATTGACTTTTACCAAAAGTATCGTCATTATAAAAATATACAAAGGATTTATAAAAAGAATCCAGATATTAAAGATTTATCTATTTTGGCAGGTACAAAAAAGTAGTTGACAGTTAGGTAAAAGTTAATTATAATATCTGCATAGTTTGAAATTAAGGATAGTTACAGCAAATCCACAAAACTTCGCGTGCAGGCTTCGCGCCAGCAAGGTGAGTTTCGATTTCTCACTCAAATCAAAAAGTAGAAAGCTATCCTGTTTTTAAATTAGGTTTAAGTTCCGCATTTAAAAAAAGCTTGTCTGCTAGGACGTTAAACTAGTCTTAACCTGTAAGGAGAATGAAGATGAATATGTTTGTAGATGCAGTGAAAGATGTACAGATGGAAACTCGTACCGCAAATGGTATGAAGACTTTCGATTCCAGCAAGAGCAATCTTGTTGATTTGTTCTTTGCAATCGGCGCAAGCCGTGGCAAGGATTTGAGCGCCGAGTTTCATCGTGCGCTAGCCGAAGATGAGACTTTGGCTCTTCGCTTGCTCATGTGGGCTCGCGACGTTCGTGGCGGTGCAGGTGAGCGCGACCTTGTTCGCAAGGTCTTGCTCAGCCTTGAGCGTAAGAACCCGGATGTGTTGAAGCGTGTGCTTCCGCATTTGGCTGAGTTCGGCCGCTGGGACGACCTGTTGATTTTTGAGCACGATCCGGAAGTCAAGAGCATGTCTTTTGATCTCATCCATGCTGCACTTAAGGCTGGCAACGGTCTCTGTGCTAAGTGGATGCCACGTAAGGGCGAGAAGACTGCTGAGTTGCGTAATGCGCTTGGCATGACTCCTAAGACTTACCGCAAGACTCTAGTCAACTTGACTAAGGTTGTCGAGCAGAACATGTGTGCGAATGAGTGGACTGAGATCAACTACAGCCATGTACCTAGCTTGGCTGCTAGCCGTTATCAGAAGGCATTCAAGAAGCATGATCCTATGGGTTATGAGACCTACAAGATTAAGTTGTCCACTGGTGAGGCTAAGGTTAACGCTGGTGCGGTTTACCCGTACGATGTTATCAAGGCTCGCACCTTTGGTGGCGATGACACTGTCATCCAGGCTCAGTGGGATGCTTTGCCTAACTACATTGGAGACCAGTTGGTTCTTCCTGTGGTTGACGTGTCGGGCTCTATGAGCTCGCCGGTTGGTGGTAACAAGAATTTGACTTGCATGGACGTTTCGGTTAGCTTGGGATTGTACCTTGCTGATAAGAACACTGGTCCATTTAAGGATATGTTCTTGACCTTTAGCGAGCAGTCGAAGATTGAAGTGCTCAAGGGCAATTTGATCTCGAAGCTCAATCAGCTACAGCAGGCCGAATGGGGCATGAGCACTAACCTGCACAGCGCCTTTGATTCGATTCTCAAGTATGCTGTTAAGGGTAAGGTTGCTGCTGAGGATATGCCAAAGTATATTCTCATCCTATCGGACATGGAGTTCAACCAGTGCATTCGTTACGACGACTCTGCTATGCAGATGATCGAGCGTAAGTATGAGAAGGCTGGTTACGCTGTGCCGAAGATTGTGTTCTGGAATCTGCATGCACGAGCAGGCAACGTTCCAGTCAAGCACAATGACAAGGGCGTTGCTCTAGTCTCGGGTTTCAGCCCGTCGATTATGACTTCGATCTTGGCTGCTGAGGATTTCAATCCAACAGCAGTGATGTTGAAGACTTTGAATAACTCGCGTTACGCAGTTATTCAGTAACCACTAGGTCCTAGAAATAGGACCTAGTTTTTCTAACTTTAATTGGAGTTAATATATATGATTAAAGAAGTCGGTGTAGGAATTGGTGGTCTTGCTCTTGCTGGTGCGGCCGTTTTTGCACTAGCATTCGGTGGGTATGGAATGTATAAGTTTTTTGCCCCCCGTTATACAGCCGTAGATAATCAGGTATTTCATGAAAGCCAACAGTATAACGATGGCATGATTCGTGATCTTTCTGGGCTAGAGGCTGATTATATTAATGCAGATGCAGAACACAAGGTTCTGTTGCGTGGTGTAATTCTTGATCGTTTTTCAACTTACGACATTGAGAAATTGCCACCTCATTTGCGAATGTTTTATGAAAGTTTGAAGTCAAATTAAAAGGGGATTATATGAATAAGTTTATTAGTGTTATTGCTACAAGTTTTTTAGCAATTGGCTCTGCCAATGCTACAACTTATGTTTCTCTCAAGGGAGATCCTAGTGTAGCACCGCCGTGCTCCAGTAACCCATGGACCACCAATGTCGTTGCTACATCTATTGACGGCAACGGCACAGTTCGCGGACAAATCGAATATGTTGGTTATGCTACTGTTGGAAGTGGTAGAGGTGGTGTACACACCGTATATTACGCCAGCGTCTATAATGCTACATGGGCCAGTGACGGTACGTTGATTTCTTCCAGTTTAGCGGTTAATAATGGATGTACGCAGGTTAATTATTTGACTGGCGTTTTTGCTGTGCCGAATAATCAATCGTATTTACATACCTATACAAACGGTTATTATATTGTTAATAGCCAATGGACTACTGCGGGAAATCCCCCGCGTACCCAATGGGTCACTACTCTTTCACCTTAATTGGAGTTTATATGAATAAGTTTATTTCGATTGTTGCTGCTTCGGCTATCATGCTTTCTGGTTGTGAAGAAGGTCCTCAGAGTTCTACTCAAATTGAAAAACAAAAACAGGAGCAGATGAGTCTGCAGGCCGTACAGAGCGTAGGCATGCCTGGCATTGTTAATTTTGCCGAAAAACGCATGTTAAAAGAAATTCTCGAACTACGCGATCAGAATATTACCACCATCACTTATGTTGTTGACATGAACAACAATCTTAGGAAGTTGTGTGATTCGGTTGGATTTGGCATTCCTTATGCCACACAGTATACCAACCCACAAAAGGCAGTTGGTGATAACTATCACGTACTGACCACTATTGCTCAGGCTGATCCTAATGGATTGTATAGTCCTGCTGCGGCTGACGGTACTTGGGTGCTTTGTTTAAACCCGGAGACTAAAAAGCCCACGCCGCTATATGTTGAGCCGCGTGTTATTGTTAGTCCGTTTCCATTAAAGTAAGACTGCACTAGTCGATAATATAGAAAGGGCCTTAGGGCCCTTTCTCTTATTTGAACCAACCTAGTTTTTCTCCAGCAGCTTTTCTACGATCTGCTTCAATACGATTTCCAGGAAGTCTACTTGCCCAAAGTAATATAGTAGCAAAGAATATGCTTAGACCTAAACACAATTTCCAATTGTGTGTGCGCCAATAGATTAGAATCAAACTAAAATCCATACTTGCAAACATTAGCCATTTAGCAATGGTAGGAAATACCCTGCCCTCACTCCAGTTGCGTATAACTGGTCCAAAAAGTTTATGATTAAGCATATAGTTATGGAATTTTTCTGAACTCTTACTAAAACACCATGTGGCTAAAATAGCAGGAGTTGACCAAGGCAACCCGGGAACAAATGTACCTAAATATGCTATACCTAAAAATATAATACCTAATGCAAACCAAAGAGCTTTTTTAATTTTATTCATGTTTTAGTCCCGTTTGAAATATTTATTTGTTGACTTTACCCTAAGATTTGTTTTATATTATATCAACTAAGGCACATTCACTGGCACAAACATAGGCATATCAATCAACGCTTAAGCTCGCACCGGCTAATTTCGGGTGCCTATGATAACCGGACAAAACAGTCGCGGGGACAGAAATCCTGTGTGTTGACAGGAGCTCAGCCACTACCCCTTCGGGGATGATGACGGAATATGCCTTTAATAATTCGTTTGGCTAAGTGAAAAATTTTCAATGGCTCAAAGATAGTGGCTCTGTGAAAAAGATACAACCACAAATACTGTATATCTGCTGACATCGGTATATAGTATCCCGTTAGATTGAAGTTAGGAATAAGAAGTACAGGCTAACCGCTTCTGCGCAGAAATGCAATTTCCGAATGTTAGTGACTAACGAACTCAGGTAATATTCGTTAGAAATCTTCGCCCTGTTCTGGGCGAAGTATGACCTGTGAATCTAGGTAATCATTTCTCTTAAGAAAAAAGGTGATGAGCGAGAGCGAAATCACGGGCGAATCCTTTCGCCCCTTAAATAATTGACACCAATGGTAATTCCAAGTATAATTACATTATGAAAATCAATATCGTAAGTGACTTGCATTTAGATGTCGGCGGCTATCAAGAGTTGCCTGGTGGAGAAGTTTTGATTCTTTCTGGGGATATTGCCGAGGTTCGCAATATTCGTAAGCATTTTCATAGTACCAAACTATTATCTAACGAGCCTAATCGTGCATATGCATGCTCAGAGTTCTTTCACTATGAGTGTGCTAAGTACGATCGTGTGTTTTACGTGATGGGTAACCACGAACATTACAGAAGCGTCTATCAGAATACTCGTCAGGATCTTGAGTATATGATGCCTAAAAATCTTACCATTTTAGAAAATGATGTAGTAGATTATAATGGCATTATGTTTATGGGTGCTACGCTATGGACTGATTTAAATCGTGGAGATCCTTTAACCGAGTATCATGTCAAGCAATGTATGAGTGATTATCAACAAATCACTCAAAAAGGACACCTACATGATATGTACCATAAACTTAAACCTTCGTTTACTGTATCTGAGCACAGACGCAGTTTAGAATATTTTAAGATTGTTCTTGAGCAAAATAAGGATCGTAAGTTTGTTATCATGACGCATCATGCGCCAAGTGAAATGAGCGTTCATGATTATTATAAACATGATAATTTAATGAATGGCGGGTATATGAGTCGTCTAGAAGATTTTATTTTAGATCGCCCTAATATTTGTCTATGGGTTCACGGACATATGCATGACAAGTCAGATTATCAAATTGGAGATACTCGAGTGGTATGTAACCCTAGAGGATATGTTCCTTATGAAGAAGATAATGGGTTTGATCCCGGTTTTACGGTGGAGTTGTAATGTTTAGATTTTTTCGAAAACAAAATAAGAAAATTCGTATTAAAGCTAAATCTATCACTCCGATTTTTCATAAAATTAGACTACATGTACAAGATCGGATGGTGAAAAAAGATCCCGAAGCTAATCATCTAGATTTTTTTCTAGCAGACGATGCTGCCCGTGTACGTTGGTTTAAAGAATATGCAGGGGTTGAAATAGAAATAGACCATCCTAAAAGCGGAAAATTTGAAATCTATTTTGTGTTTAATAGTCAATCCGAATATACTATGTTTTTATTAAAGTGGTCATGAATGATTTAGAACCTGAAGAAGAAACTTTATACATGGTTGAGCTAGATCAACCAATAGTCATGGTTGAAAATTTATTAAAATATTTGACTAAAAAACATGGTGAAACAGTTCCGTGGGAAATAGCTCAACAAGATAAATCAATACCTTGGTTTTATAAAGGCTGTACTCTTTACTTTAGAAATAAACATGATCATTTACTTTTTTTATTAAAATTTACATAATAGGTATTATATGTTTTATAAAATGATTGAGAGACATTATCATTTTTATTTAGGCACAGATCGACGTCCATTTTTTATTAAAAGATTATGGTGGAAATATATGACTGGTGCACGTATTGCTGTTGCATGGCCTAAGAACATAAAAGATCCTCGCCATCCAACATATAGGTCATTTAAAGAGGATAACGTAATACATGCTATTGTACCTACTGACGAATTAGATCAATCTTATCGTCCATGGTTAGAAAAACAAGCAGGGATTAAAGGTATAGATTGGGATTGGGAATTAGATACAGAAAAAGATAGCGGTGACCAAATAACTGCTAGACTATATCTACGATTCCGCAAAGGTAAAGAAAAACTAGCTACTATGGCTGTATTAAAATGGAGTTGATAGCAGACACTATCGAAGAGCTTGGGTGGATTGCTAAATGTTGTAGCTCTGCAAAATATATTAAGTATATCCCAAAAAAACACAAACTCGATCCTAATACATTCCAAGTAATGATATCATTCAGTTATATGCTTGAAGTAAGCGAACGGGATTATACCTTATGGGCATTACGTTATTCTGATAAAGAAGAAACATTCGAATTCTTTTATGAAGAAGATCTTTCAGGGATTCAAGACATAGTTGATAAAATTCGGAAATCAATCGATGATAATAAGACTGTGTATAACTACTTTTTTTAGAAGGTGGTTATGTCTTTATTAATTACAGGTGGTTGCGGGTTTATTGGTTCTAATTTTGTACATAGATATTTGCAACTGTTTCCAAACGAGACAGTAATTAATGTTGATAAGTTAACTTATGCAGGAAACATAGGCAATCTTAGAAATATTAAAAATGAAAATTATCATTTTATCTGTGCAGATATTAACGATCGGCAGATCATTACACAATTATTAAAACAATATAGACCCGATCGTATCATTCATATGGCTGCAGAAAGTCATGTAGATCGATCTATAGAAGATTCATCTCCATTTATAAAAACAAATGTATTAGGAACTTTATCTCTATTAGAAGCAATTAGAAATACCGTAGAATGGAATTATAAATTTATACATGTTTCTACTGACGAAGTATACGGTAGTTTATCTTTAAAGGATCCTCCATTTACAGAGGCCACTCCTTACAATCCTAGATCACCATATTCTGCTAGTAAAGCATCGTCGGATCATCTAGTTAATGCGTATCATCATACTTATGGAATGAATAACATTATTACTAACTGTTCGAACAACTATGGACCATATCAATATCCAGAAAAGTTTATTCCTGTTATTATTACTAAAGCTCTAAGAAAAGAGTCTATACCAGTTTACGGAAAAGGATCAAATATTAGAGATTGGTTACATGTTTTAGATCACTGCGATGCTCTCATTAGAGTGATAGAAGATGGAGTGCCTGGAGAAAAATATAACATTGGCGGAAATTGTCAATTAGACAATTTGTCATTATCTAAAATGATTTTGGATTATATGAAGATAGATCACAAATTACTAAAATTTGTTACAGATCGAAAAGGACACGATTTTAGATATGATATCGATAATACTAAAATACTCAAAGAATTAGGTTGGGCTCCTAAGATCGACTTAAATAAAGGTCTAGAACAAACTATCGACTGGTATATAAACAATACCGAGTGGATTACAGAGGTAGAAGCTCGTGCCAAAAACTTTAGGAATAATATTAGCGGCAGGTAAGTCAACAAGACTATATCCGGCCACATTAGCAGTATCTAAACAGATCTTACCAGTTTATGATAAGCCGTTAATTTACTATCCTCTTAGTGTATTAATGTTAGCTGATATAAAGCAGATATTAATAATTACTAATCCTCACGAAAAAACTATATTCGAGTCTTTATTTAAAAATTCAAAAAAAGAATTAGGAATCGAAATTAAAATCGCAACTCAGGCCGCTCCAAATGGGTTACCTGAAGCATTTTTAATTGCTGATCAAAATTATGATTTAAAAGATTTTAATAATGTAAGTTTAATACTTGGTGATAATATATTTTACGGTTCGGGATTTACACAAATTTTACAAAACGCAAAGAAGAATCCTAAAATTGCACAGATCTTTTTACAACAAGTTAAAGATCCTAGTCGTTTCGGAGTTGTAGAATTTGACAAGCACGGAAAAATAGAAGCCATAGTTGAAAAGCCTCTTGCTCCTAAATCAAATCACGCAATCACTGGTTTGTATTTTTTTCCGAACGATGTTGCCGAAAAAAGTAAACAATTGACATTTAGTGATAGAAATGAATTAGAAATGGTAGATCTAATTAGACTTTACCATCAAAAAAATCAATTAGATGTACAAAAGCTATTGAGAGGAATTTCCTGGTTTGACACAGGAACATCTACGTCATTATTAGAAGCTGCAATGTTTGTTAAAACTGTGCAAGATTATCAGGGATTTCTTGTAGGATCTCCACACGAAATAGCTTACACCAATAGTTGGGTCTCAGCAGAAAACATAGAGAAATTTACCAACTCTTGGAATAATAAAAATGATTACGGGATTTATCTAACGGAGATGATTAAAAATGAAACTACTAGTAGTAGGTAGAGGGTGGACTGGAAATAAGATGTTTGCTGAATTAAATCACAGAGGACATGTCTGTAAACTTGTTTCTCATACTGATATTAACGATGCTGTAACTAATGATTATGATTGGGTAATTAATGCTGCAGGGGTAACCGGAACTCCTAATGTAGATGGATGCGAATTAATTAAAGTTGAAACCTATAAAGGAAATGCATTATTTCCTATTGAGTTATATAATTTATGTCAGCAGCATAATGTAAAATTTGCTCATTTTTCTAGTGGTTGTATATATGAAGGAGTGATCACTGATGTAGAAGCTGATCCTAATTATTTCGGAAGTACTTACTCGGTTAGTAAAGGAATTTCTGACATGTTCTTAAAAGACAAAGCATTAGTTTTTAGAATTAGAATGCCATTTACCGGAGTTAATGAAGCTAAAAACTATCTAACTAAAGTTTACAAATATAGTAATAATGGTAAACTAGTAGATCTAGGAAAGAACAGTATGACTGATTTAGACGAAGCAGTTTTAGTAGCATGTAATCTTATCGAACAAAACGAAACAGGCCCTCATAATTTAATCAATCAAGGTGCTATTACTATGCCTGAATTAGCAGACATTATGGGAATTGAAAATCCTCAATATTATACTAAGGAGGAATTTGCAGCCGTAACACGTTCGGGTAGATCAACTTGTGTTATTCCTGAATTTGGGCTAATGCGTTCTTTACATGATGCATTAATTGATGCTGTGACTAAAATGAAAGTGTGATATCTATTTGACATATTAAAAATATTTGTATAATATAAATAGTGTTGTAGATGACCTAAAAGGCTCTACAACAATTCTTACTTTTTAAAGGAGAAAATATATGAATCAACTAGTAAGACAAGTTCGTTTTGATACTAATACACTAAATGCTCTAAACAGAGCCCTTGTAGGGTTTGATAATTTGTTTACTGATTTTGAGCAGCATTTTGCTAATTCAATCGGATCAAATTATCCCCCATACAATATTTTAAAGCATGACAAGGATACTTACGAGGTTCAGATTGCTGTAACTGGTTTTGATCCAAAAGAGATCACAGTTGAGGTCGATCAGAATCAGTTAATTATTCGAGGAGAGGTTGAGGGTAAAGAAGATGAAAATGTTCAATACATTCATCGAGGGCTAGCAGGGCGTAATTTTACTCGAATTCTGCCGTTGGCAGAACATATTGAAGTTGGCGATGCTAGAATTAAGAATGGTGTATTAAGCATTGAACTTAATCGAATAGTTCCTGAGGCGCTTAACCCTCGTTTGCTAAAGATTAAGTCTGAGTAATTTAAAACAGGGTGAGAGAGCAATTCTCTCACCCTTTATGTTATAATATATTTTTAAAAATACGGAGTTAATAATGGCTGACTCAGCTGTGGCAAATAAAGAATCTGTACGAAGTAGAATTAAAGAGCCTAAAAAGTATAAAGTATTAATACTCAATGATGATTATACTCCTATGGACTTTGTTGTAGCTATTTTAGTTACCATTTTTAAGCATTCAGAAACCTCTGCTGCAAAAATTATGATGCAGATTCATAATGAAGGCAGTGGGGTGGCAGGAATTTATACCTTTGAAATTGCAGAACAAAAGCAAATAGAAGCTGTTTCGGTCTCTAAAGAAAACGGGTTTCCGCTTCAGTTTAAAGTCGAAGCAGAATAATTATGAAAGTAGCACTTTGTTTTAACGGTCAATTAAGGACTTATAAAGATATATATGAGTATATTGAAAGGAATGTTCTAAGCAAGTTTGATACTGATATCTTTTTCCATACATGGGATGATCCAAATTTAGATGATGCAGTCTCTTTATATAAACCAAAATTATATAAATCCGAATCGTTAGTTAATGAAAACTATCCTCTTAATAGATATCCCTATTCGGCTTCTGAACATTTTAGAAAAACAACATTTTTTCAATTTTACTCTTTGTTCAAGTCATTTCAGTTAAAAAAAGAATACGAAATTCAGAATAATTTTACATATGATGTAGTTATTAGGAACCGATTTGATTCTGCAATTAATTTTGTTCCGGATTTAAATAATATGGAAAAAGATAAAATATATCTTCCATCGGAACGTATGGGAGAAGACGGCATTATCTGTGATTATTTTGCATATGGAACCTCATACATTATGGATAGATATTCTTCTATCTACGTAAATTTTGATTTTCTATACAATAACGGAGTATTATTCAATAGCGAACAAATGTGTTTTGCTAATTTAAAATTATACAATTTAGTGGATCATATGGTTCCTGTAGATATGAATCATTTATTCCCGCCGGGTCGTAGAGGATCGTGTCCTCATTCGTTTTTTCCTCCATAAACAATAAAGTAAAAATAAAATGAGTTTAAAAGATTTAACCAAAGATAGTCATACCGCTGCTGAAAAAACAAAATTTATGAAAGCAGTGTTTAAAGGTAAGATGCCCTTAAATGTTTGGGCTGATTGGACATATCAAAAAAGTTTATTTTATAATGCAATCGAAAGTTGTGCAGATGAACTTGGTATACTTGATGAGATTCCGGGTATTAAGAGAACTTTCTTATTGCTAGAAGATTATAAAGAAATGGTAGCTGAGCATGTTACTCCTACTTATCGTAAAGTTACATTAGACTATTATCAATATATTATGAGCCTTTACCCTGATCGAGATAGAGTTATTGCACATTTGTATACATGGCATATGGGAGATTTACATGGCGGTCAGATGATTAAAAAGATTTTGCCAGGAAGTCACCGCAATTTAGAATTTGCAGATCCTATAACTACAATTTCTAATATTAGAAAACTACTCGATGACAGGTTAGCTAAAGAAGCTAATACGGCATTTCATTGGGCAATAAAAATGATGGAAGATTATGATCCCTGGATTGTGCTTTAATAAAGTTATAGATTTTTCTAATAAATTTATTTCTAGATTAGAAAAAGATTCGGATGTTAGCAAAGAAGAACATCCTACATTAATTTGGCGAGATTATGTATTTCGTAATAACAATTTTAGAAGAGCCCACGTTAATATAGTTGACGCCAGAGAGTCCAGAGGACTCTATCTATTCCATTGTTGTATATTTCCTTACTTACAAGATACTAGCCCGATATTCGGGCTAGATATCATTGCAGGCGAAACAAAGATCAGTGGAGCTTTTCACGATTTTTCAAAAACAGTAGATCCCAATCATTCCATGATGCTTTGGTTTGAAAAACAAGTAGAAAAATTAACTTGGAGACGTCCTAGAGAATTACCAGAATGGGCACAATCGATCTTTAGTCCTGCAATTATTGCTGCTGGTGCAATTAATACCGAAGAAGAAATTGATCAATTGATCAGTATGTCATTAGAAAATTTAAATTACTATATTAATAATGTAGGATCGACTACATTTCCTACTGGAGATTTTTCTAAAGAACAAAATTTTTATTGCCAGCAACAGAAATTAAATCCTCACAATGCTCGTACTATGCAACATCTTGGACTTACGCCTGACGAAGCAAACTATTTTGTCCAAAATGTCATGTTTCCTGAAGTTAAGTAAGTATTTAACGTAATATCTACTAGTTTAACTCTCATCGACCTCTCTGTAAATATTCGCATATAGGAGTAACCGATGAGATGTAAATCACTTATTTTATTAGCATTTTATGCTACCGCATCATCAGCAGCCCTACCTGATTTTTCTTTCAAAAGTCCTTCATTTAATGGGCAAGGTTACGGTTCATATCAAGTAACATTAGAAAATGAAGCCTATACTCGTGCACAACAAATACAACAAGCATTAGAAGCAGCAGCGCAAGCTGCTAAAAATGCCGCGGCTAATACTCCAATTAATCAATTCCTTACAAATCTTGAATCAAGAATTTATGCGCAGATAGGACAGAATCTTGCCACTGCTATGTTTGCCGGTGGAGATAAAACTAGCGGTAATATTAATTTCGAAGGGAATACAATCTTCTGGCAAAATAACGGTTCTAACATTACATTGCAAGTAACAGATTCGCTAGGTAATGTAACTACAATCACAGTTCCTCTAGGCTCGTTTAATATAACAGGAACAGGAGGCTAACAATGCGTTTATTGATTTTACTTGTTAGCACATTAGTGCTAGCAGGATGTGCGACTATGCAACGGTTCGACCAACTGTCGAAAATAAAATATGATCCTACTCCTATGGCAGATACTATGCAAAGAGAGTTTGATCGTGTACCTCCTCCTAAGAACGGTAAAATTACTGTAGCAATATATAACTTTCAAGACAAGACTGGACAACGTAAAACAGTACCAGGTGTGGCTAGCTTTTCTACAGCAGTGACACAAGGTGCAGATGCGTTTTTAATACGTGCACTACAAGAAGTCGGGCACGGTGAATGGTTTGATGTTGTTGAAAGAAGTAATATTGATGATTTAACTAAAGAAAGATTAATTATCAAACAGATGCGTGATGCATACGAAGGCAAAGACGCAGAAAAACTTATGCCGTTAACCTTCGCCGGAATTATATTGGAAGGAGGCATTATGGGTTACGACAGTAGCTTAGAATCTGGCGGTTATGCTAACAATTGGTTAGGTACTGGTAAACAAACACAGTATAGCAAAGACATCGTAACTATAAGTTTAAGGGCAGTATCGGTAAACACCGGAAAGGTACTAGCATCTGTTAATGTAACTAAGATAGTGTTAAGCACTGCTGATAGTTTTGCAGTATTAAAAATGAAGCACGATGGAACAGCACCTTTCGAATTAGAAGGAGGAATAACAATGAACGAAGCACCTACTATTGCAGTAAAGACCACAATAGAGGCAGCAGTAATAGAGTTAATTAAAGAAGGCGAGCGTAAATCTATTTGGGATTATAAAACGACTGCACAGTCCCAAATACCACAATCTGCACCGTTGGGAGGAACGCCAACAATACCTGTAGGAATGAATAATTCACCTAAGGTACCTGCGGATGTTGCAGTCAAAACTGGTGAAATAAAAAACTTTTAAGGAGCAGATATGAAAAAGTTTAATTCAATTCTTGCAAGTGTTGTTGCTGCAACATTATTTGTTACAACAGCATATGCAGGAGATAACACAATTTACATTAATCAATCTGGTAACAATACTAGTGTAACTGTTACTCAGGATGGTGCCGGCAACATTGTACAAGGTATTCCAAGCACAGGCTCGGGTACATTACAAAATGCAGCAATTGTTAAAGGTAACAGCAATATTGTTAACATCAATCAAGTTGGTACCGGCGATACATTAAGCTTTGGTGTACAGACTAGTTCATCTACTAAAGCCGCAGTATCCGGAAATAGCTTTAACTATAGTGTAACTGGTAATAATGCTAATGCTACTATCAATAGTAACAACGATGGGTTAGGCGTTAGCGCCAATAACGTTATTTCTGTTAATCAAACAGGCGATTCTTCATATACTAATATCAATATGCTAGGTAGCGGTAACTCATTTACTGCTGTAACTGCTGGCGGTAATGGTAATATGGTTTCTGCTGTTATTAACGGCACAAACAACGTCGATACAGTTAGCATGGTCGGTGGAGCTAACAATAGCTTTAGTTTAAGTCAAGGTAGTGTAACATCTCAAACTGTTAATGGTACAGTTAATGTATCGACTAACGGTGCAACTGATGGTATTACTATTAGTCAAAGTGGCGGAGCTTTAGGCGATAATGTTACAGTCGGTGGTTATAATTCCTCAGGAATTACCGCAGTCGGAGCATTTAACGGATCTGCCAATACTATGGTTATTGCTCAAAGTGGTGTTTATGATAACACATTAACACTCGGCGGTAATGGCAGTGGTAATGTATTTAATATAACTCAATCAGCGCTCGGCGGCAATAATCTTGCCAATATTCAGAGCAATGGAAATAGTAATACATTCAATATAACACAAACACACCGTTAATATGAAAAAGATTCTACTGACGGCTATATTAGTTTCAATTTCTTTGAACTGTATAGCCGCAGTAGGTCAAATTACTGAGATGTCTCAAACACCTGCAGTAATACAAAGAGATAAAGCAACACTAACAGGTATAACAGGCACTGGTGTTGAAATGGCAGATATAGTTAATACTAAACATGGCAAAGTTGGTATTGTATTCGAAGATGACACTAAAGTACAAGTAAGCGAAAACTCCAAACTAGTTATTGACGACTTTGTGTACGATCCCAAAGGTAAGAAACCCAATCGATTAGCACTTAACATGGCATCAGGTACTGTTAGGTATGCATCTGGAATTATTGCACATAATAACCCTAATGCTGTAAATTTACGCACCCCTACTGCAACTATTGCAGTACGAGGAACTGATTTTACTACTACAGTAGCTGAATTAGGCGAAAGTACAATTATATTATTACCCAGCTGCCCTAATGCTAATCCTATAGATTACGAAGTAGAATGTAAAACAGGAAAAATCGAAGTAATAACAGATGCAGGTTCAGTCACATTAGATAAACCATTCCAAGCAACAAGAGTTTTATCTGCAAATACATTTCCTTTAAAGCCGGTTATTTTAAAATTAAACGAAAATGCTATTAGCAATATGCTAATACTTAGTCCACCACCACAGATAAAAATAGCACAAGAACGTGCAGAAAGAGAAGCAAAAGGTGGGCTTGCAACTGCTTTAATAACAACCACAGTAAAACTTGATACAGAGAAACCACAAGTTGAATCAAATACACAGCCAACAGATAGCTGGACCACTACTGAACAACCTGCAACAACTGTAGCAGTAAAACCCGTAGCAGTTAAAGCAGAGCAGCCTGCAACGCCTAATACGTTTTTAGATAACGAAACATTAAATATTGTATTGGATATGGTTAGTGTACAAATTAATGCTACTCCTATTAACAATAATAATTCTTCATCGATCACTCCTGTTAAAAACACTATCATACCTGATTATACAGCTACAAGCGGGGCAGTTGCTACAATTGATACACAGCAAGTAGAAATATGTCGCACAGACAGTAGTAATAACACAGTATGTGCAATTACTCCTCGAGATCAAAATAGCGTAATTACACAAACACAAGGAACAGTTACAGTAGTAAATAGAATTAATCAAGGCGGCAACACAATTATAACTACAAGGCAAAATTAATGAAAAAGTTTTTCTTAACTTTATTCTTACTATTATCTAACACAGTATTTGCTGATGTCGGGGGGTTATCTGGATTAACATACACTAGCTACTACGAAACTGCAGGCCCTACTCCTACACGTTCAACTACCGCTTATCCTGTAGCTACTACAGGAGTGTTAAACACCTTTTATATTCCTAATAGTGGCGGCATGTTAGGTGCTAGTAGAACTAACATGATTATGGTGCATATTACAGGTTATATAGAAATTATGCCTACTGCTAATTTATCCGCAGGAACTAGCGTTAATGTAACTTTTTATGATCAAAGCGATGATGGGTTTAGCCTAGCGTTGAATGGCACTTACGTGATTAATAATTGGAAAGAACAAGGTTGTAGTTGTTCAGTTAACTGGAATGGATCATCTAATGCTAGCGGATCAACTACTATGGTAGTTGGTCAATTGTATGCAGTCGATGCTTGGTACTACAATAATAGTGGCGGGTACGGTATGCAATTATATTGGAATGTTGGTAGTACTATTACCAATATTCCTGCTGGAGACTTGTATAGAACTGTTATAACTTATTCTAGCAGTATAACTGCAGCGCAACAGGCTGATGTTACTAAATTTAATAATACTACTATTTCAGGTAATGCTATTTACATAAGGCAAAGTGGTGACAATGATAAAATTACGGTACAGCAAATCGGGTCAAATAATCTAATTACTGGCATTGGACAACAATTTGCTAATATACAAAACGGCAATAATACAATTAATATTAATCAAGGCAATCTTAATAGTTTAGGAAAAAATGAGTTAGACCTTAATGTAGTAGGCGGAAACAATACTGTTACAATAACAGAAGGTTACGATATCAATGGCATTAGTGCCGGTAATAATTATCAATTAGTGGGCGTTAATGGTATAGGTAATACAGTTACTACTAGTCAAACAAATGATGGAGGTAGCGTAGGACATTTCTTAGAAGCTGTGATTAATGGCAATTATAATACTGTAGGTATTGTTCAAAGTAACAATACACAAAAGCAGATATTTGCTAGTATTACCGGAAATAATAATACAATTACTACTAATCAAACAGGAACAGGACAACATTATCTTAATGTAACAGAAACTGGTAATGGTAATAGCGCAGTGGTCAATCAAAGCGGCAATACTAATAACGCTGCTACCATAGTACTAAATAATCAAGGAGCACCTGCGAGTGTTAATCTAACCCAAACAGGAGGTCAGGTTTACAGTATAACGCAAACATGCGTAACCACTTGCGGTACTGTTACTGTTAAGCAAGGACCTTAAATGTTTAAAAAAATTCTGTTGAGTCCATGGACTGCACTACTTACACTTTTTTTAGTAGTAGCAGTTAGAATTGCGGATCCTAGCTTTGTTGAAAGTGTGCGCCTTAGATATTTTGATACATTAATTACTCACAAAGCACCTACATCAAACAATATTGTTACAGTTAATATTGACGAGGCCGCACTAGATCATTATGGACAATGGCCTTTGCCTCGCAATGTATATGCCGACATTATACAAGAGTTATATAATCGTCATGCAGGATTAGTTGTATTAGACATTGTAATGTCTGAAAACGATCGCATGGGCGGTGATGCTGCATTATCGGATATGATGAAAAAGTATCCTGTAGTATTAACCAATATTCCATCAGAAAAAAATAAAAACTTACCCCGCGCACCCGGAAGTGCTGTCATGGGTTCAAATTACTTAGACCGTATTGTACAGTATCCGGGTTTAATTGCTAATATTCCTGCATTAGAAGAAAATGCTATAGGTATAGGTAGCGTAAACACCATGCCGGAAATTGACGGTGTTAATCGTCGTGTGCCTTTAATTGCTGCAGTCAATGGAAAATTATATCCCTCGTTAGCTATGGAAACATTACGTGTGGCCGGTAATGATACTACATTTCAAGTTAAACTTAATGAAAATGGTGTAGAGAAAATGCGTATACCTGCATTTGGTCCTATCTCTACAGATAGTTTAGGACGTATATGGGTTGATTGGAGTCAGCAAAATCAACAGATTTCTATAACAGATTTGCCTAAGGATTTTAATGGTGCAATTGTTATAATAGGACCTACTGCTTCAGGTATCGCTAATCCTGTACCAACAGCACGAGGTGCAGTATATCCACAGGATATGCAAGCAGCAGTATTAGGAACTATGATAAATGGTGTAACAATACAGCGTCCTGATTACGCAGATGGATTAGAAATAGGTGTTATTTTATTAGCAGGTATTATATTATTAATATTAACGAGGTGGGTTTATGCAGGACTGGGTTCGATCGTTGTTTTATTGGGTGCAGGAATCGTTGGCAGCTATTATCTTTTTAGCCATTATCTTTGGCTTTTTGATATTAGTGCTTTTGTTGTTGCAATCATCCTTGTGTCACTCCATGCCTATGGAATTAAATTCGTCAGTGAATATTTGCAGAAGCAACAAATAAAGAAACAGTTTGGCACGTACTTGAGTCCTGCAATGGTTGAGAAACTACAAAAAAATCCTGAGTTATTAAAGCTAGGCGGCGAATCACGTGAACTTAGTATTATGTTTACCGATGTAAGAGGATTCACGGGTATTAGCGAGCACTATGGTAAAGATGTACAAGGACTTACTAAAATAATGAATCGCTATATGACTGCAATGACTGCAAAAATTATAGAGAACGAAGGAACATTAGATAAGTACATTGGTGATGCACAAATGGCATTCTGGAACGCACCGTTAGATGATGCTGACCATGCTAAACATGCTGTAAAAACTGCATTAGCTATGTTAAAAGATTTGGAGAATTTTAATGCAGAAATCGCTAAAGAAGGTGTTCCAGAGTTTGGAATGGGCCTTGGCATTAACACTGATACTGTTGTGGTTGGCAATATGGGGAGTAGTCAGCGTTTTGATTATACTTGTCTTGGGGACGGCGTTAATCTTGCGAGTCGTTTGGAAGGACAAAGTAAGCCCTATGGTGTCAAGATTGTTCTCGGGCCGAAAACAGCAGAATATGTAATGGATGCGTATCCATTAATTGAACTAGATTTAATTGCTGTTAAGGGTAAAAAAGATCCCGTTAAGATTTATACTGTAGCACCTATTGACGATGCCATGGCTTGGTTGTTACACGAAAAGTTCTTAGATGCTTACAGAGCAGGTATGTGGGTAGGCGCACGTTTTTATGCTGAAGAATTACGTGATAAAGGGTGGAACGGCGAAATGCACAAGTATTATGAAATGATGCTAGAACGCATGCATGGAGACGTTCCGTTAGATTGGGACGGTGTATATAGGGCAACAAGCAAATGACACATTTAGAAGAAGTACATATGAGTTACTTACAACATTGGGCAAGAGCCTGGACAATTGCAATAGTATTATTAGTACACGGATTGTTTCCGAATATTTGGAAACACAAAGCTAGTGATATGCTGTGTAAAACAGATTAAGCCCAAGGAAGTGGAGTCGCCACCACTGGGTTCATTAAAATGTTTAATTTATCTTGAACCATAGTTTCAATTACAGTTTTATCAGAACCGTACGCCCACACCCATGATAATACAACATCTTGTGTTAGCGATTCATAAGGTACATATGTATCAGGATTATAAGGAATATTACAATAACCGGTTTGAGCAGCTACACATGGATTTCCATTAACATCTGTGTCATTTCCTGTACACGACCAATAAACAGTATAAACAATATTCGGCCTATCCCCGATTAAAGGATAAGATTCCATACGATCGATGTTCCATGTAAATGTTGCCATAGTTTATTACCTTATGATTCTCCTGCAGATGCAGTATTATCGTCCTCTGTTTTCTTAATTTTATTTATTGTTTGCTCTGCTTCGACACGTTCTCTCTCAATAGTTTTTCCACGTAAATGTAACACTGTAGTTACTTTTTGGTTTAATCTAATTAAATCATTATCAAGCATACGTATTCGATCTATTAAGGCAATAAGAACCGTATTTGATTCACTTAATACCGGTTTAATCTCTTTAGTTGCCCATTCCCAAACATAATAGATTAGATACCCCATTCCGCCTGCAGCTACTATAGGGAATCCATACTTATTAATTAAATCGACTATATCACTCATTTAAGCGTAAGTATTATCAGGTTCTGGACGATAAAATACTTCATGTACTACCTGTCCTTCTTCATTAAATATTTTTGCTGAATGATTGTTTCTGCCATTTAAAAATCTTATAGCTTCTTCAAAACTTTCAAAAAGATACTCTCTAGCACGTAAAGTACCAGCAATCCAATTATGAGTTTTAACTTTATGCTTCATTTTAATCTCCTTTAAAATAATCAATCCAAATGTCTTTGGTTGTTTGTGTATACTTATCTAAATTTCTCTGATTTTTCCAAACGTTAACAAAAGCATACTGATGTGTTCGTAACATAACATCCGCAATATTATCACTATCTGTAGGATCAGCATTAAAGAACCTAGTTGACCAAGGTATTTCTTTAGATCCAATAATTGGTACACCTTGACTAATCAAGTCTGCACTTACAATGTTAAATGTTTCACTAAAATTGCATTGCATACCAATATCCATTGCTGCACAAATTTTTAAAAATTCTTCTCTAGGAGCCCAATCGTGCATAATCATTTGGTGTCCTTGATCACTTAAATGTTGAAATAATGATTTAAGATTATTCATTACAGGATCGCCCTTCATTTCAATACGCCCGCCATTAATATGAAATCTTAATTGACGATTGATTTTATTAGCAAATTTTAAAGCAGCAAATGCTTGTAATAAATGATTTTTTAAAGGACGAACAGCTCCGAAACAAGCTACATTGATCCAGTATTTGTTAGGACTATATTTTTTAATCTTATAATCATTCGGATAATAATTAGGCATATAAATTATTCTTCGATTTGTTTCATCGTCGGACCAATTTTTTGCCACTTTCAAATACTCCTTTATCTCGCCTAACATCCTTGGAGCATTGATTCCTATGTCGATGTTATTATATGTCACATAATCACCGATCCAATTCATGGCCATTCCTTCACCGGCCATAAAAGGCATTTCGCTATGTAATCTTACGATCCAACGAACTTTAGGATGTAACTTATTAAGTATTGCAAATTTACTAGGAACTACCCACAATGCTTCGATAATAACATGAGTAGGTCGATGCTTTGTTACCAAACGATCGATACAGTTATTATCTATTGCTACTTCTAATGCAGAATTAATTCCTGCACTAAGTAACATTTCATGCATAAAATTAGCTGAATTATAAAGTCCTGTACTTAGACCTATAGGACTATGAGAGATGGGATTATAATCATCTCGTCTTTTGAGAATGAATAAAACTTTTTTTGTCATGGGATATCTCGCGGTGGTATATCAGTATTTATATATGCGGATATTAAATAATTGTTACACTGAGTTATTAATCTCTTCGAGCATCATTTTTTCCGTCTGCTCTAGCGATTCTATCGACATCTGGTCGCAATCCGAGTGCATTTGAAACAATAGTATCTATTCTAATAACATCATGATTCATAGTTTTAACTCGATTATCGAGAGCAGTAATAATGCCTTTCATTCCATTGACACTACTGGTTACTCCTGCTAAAATAAACTTTAAGGTTAAAAATACAAAATAACCTCCTGCACATGCTGCTGCAATTGGAAATCCTAATTGTGCTACTAGATTAAAAAATTGGTCCATAAAAGATATCCTTAATATTATTATTTAAAATTATAGCTTACTTCAAAAAGTAAGCACTTAATATATTAAAAACTATAAGTAAAGATAATAAAGAAAAATATAAAAATGAGAAAATTAACTATAATATTAAGAACATGCGGAAGTGTATTTTCTGCCCACGGTAAACGATTTGTAAATGCAACAAAACCGGAAATTATTAATGTTTGTGTAAGCAGTTTGATTAATAGTATCAATCAGGTTAAAGGACATCAAGTTGAATTATTTGTTTTAGATGATAATAGTTCTGTATCTTGCATTTCAGACATTAAACAAATTTTATCCAAGTGTAAATTTCCAACATATTTTACAAATGTAACAGGCGGTACTGGAAATGGATATACTATGGGGCTAGTCTATGATTTAGTAGAAAAAAAAGCCGATGATCTTTGGTATCATGTAGAAGATGATTATCTACATAAACCAGAAGCTATCCAAGATATGATCGATAGTTTAGATCAATTTGAAGGTAACACCGGTCAAATGGTTGCAATCAACCCCCACGATGACATTTGGAGATATCGATTTGAAATATACGAAAGCATCTTGTTATTAGGGCCCTATCGTCATTATAGAACAGTAAAGCATACCACATATACTTGTATGGCCAGTAAGCTAATTTATAAAAAATACGAACATCATTTTAAAGATGTAGTAAATCTTACATTACGTAAAGCTGACTGGGTTGAAAATCAATCAATTAATTTAGTCTGGAACAAACCTGATGTGATGTTGTTTAGTCCTATTCCTGGATTAGCTTTTCATATTATGGATGAATCAGGTAAAGATCCTTATTTAGATTTTAATAATCTTTGGGACAATACTCCGGCTCTATGGAAAAATAATGTTTAATATTATATGGTTATGTGATCGAGATAACTCTTGGGAGAGAGATTGGATTGAATTTTTATTCAACGACATTCCTCACGTAACTACTACTGATTATAAATTCGAGAAAAAAATAGATAACAGAATAGTAGTTTTTAACTCTACAGTAAAAATAGAAGAATATTTAGAAAAGTTTGGGTATGATCTTGGGCTAATTCACCTTAGCGATGAATATTATAATGATTCAAGGAATTTTTATTCAAAGGTAAAGTTTGTATTAAGAAATTATTTTATAGAAGAAACTTCTAATGTAATGACTATTCCTTTAGGTTGGAATATTATGTATCCTTATAATACTGAAGTAAAAACTGTATATGATAGGAAATATGTTTGGAGTTTTACTGGGCACGTTGAAAAAACTACTCGGCCTGCTATGGCGCATTATATGAGCACCGTTCCCAATGGAATGTCTTATTTTAAAAAAAGTGGTCAAATATGGGGTCCTTTTTTAGGACATGCCTGTAATCCTACTCAAATGGCTGAATTATATAATGACAGTATATTTGTTCCATCTCCGAGAGGAAATTTTAATCAAGACACTTTTCGAACAACAGAAGCTTTGCAGATGGGGGCTATACCTATTGTAGAAAGTGATCCTTATTGGGAAAAGTTATTTGGTCCTAATCCTTTGTTGATGATCGATGATTGGGCTCACGCTCCTCAATTAATAAATGATTTAATGAAGGATTTAAATTCTTTAGAAAATTTAAGAATTTCTACTTATACTTGGTGGACAGAATATCTCGTTAATTTAAAAAATAAAATAGGAAATTTTATAAATGAAAATCATTGACAGTATTCCTTTTTGGAATGAATACGATGTTTTAGAATTAAGATTAGGTACTATGTATGATCATGTAGATGAATTTATTATCGTCGAAGGCGATCGAACATATTCGGGAGTATATAAAGGTTTTAATTTTGAAAAACATAAAGATAGATATGCTCCTTGGCTAGACAAAATTACATATATTAAAACTGAAAACTGTCCAAATTGGCCTAATCCTTGGGATAATGAACAGTGGCAGAGAGAGCAATTTAGTAAGGTTTGGGATCATGTTGAGAAAGATGACGTAATAATTGTCACTGATTTAGACGAAATTGTAAGACCTGAAGCTATAGAGTTCATGAGAAATACAGATTATGGATTTTATAAATTATGGTTATTAGGAGCTTACTTCAAATTTAATTATATAGATACTAGACCAGTCGGGGGTCATTACGCTCCGTGGGGGAAAGCGTTTAGAGGTTGGAAGAGTAATCATAACGATATGCGATATTCAGACGGAGTTCCTGGTAAAGAATCTGTATGGTTAGAGCATGCTGGATGGCATTTTGGGTGGATTGGAGATGAAAAATTTGTTAAAAATAAATTAGGAAGTTTCAGTCATTCCGAATTAAATATTCCTCCTATTTTAAATAGTATTGATATTGATAAACATATTGCCGCAGGCACTGATCATATAAGACCTGGGTCTTTTTGGAGACCTGTTAAACTAGATGGATATTTTCCAAAGTATCTATTAGATAATAAAGAAAAGTTTAGTCAATTTATTTTACCAGATCCGGAAGAAACGGTATCTAGTTATATTCCGGGTAATATATTAGATATTAAGGATCAAAAATGAAAATCTTCGATTGTTTTATATTCTATAATGAAATAGACATGCTAGAACTACGTTTAGCAACTCTATATGATTATGTCGATAAATTTGTAATAGTAGAAGCGGATCATACTTTTACAAATAGACCTAAAGATTTTAATTTAGAATTAAATTGGGATAGATTTAAAAAATGGGAAGATAAAATAGTTTATATTAAAGCTCATAGCTTAAGGTATTCTAATCCGTGGCATAATGAAACTTGGCAACGTAATCAAATAATAAATGGGTTAAAAGATGCAACATCAGAAGATATTATTACTCTTACCGATGTAGATGAAATTATAAGACCAGAAACTTTTGATTATATTAAGAACACTGATTATGATTTATACGGGCTTCTTATGCCTGTATTTTATTTTAAATTTAATTACCTAGACACTAAACCTAATTGGCATTATAAAGTATGGGGGAGAGCTTTTCGGGGAATTCCCAATACTAATATAGATCACATAAGGTATAGTAAAGAACTTCCTGGAAAATCAAAAACTATAGCATTACATCACGCTGGATGGCATTTTGGATGGGCAGGAGACGAACAGTTTGTTAAAAATAAAATACAAAGTTTTAGCCATACTGAAATAAACCAACCTCATATTACTGAAAATATTAATATTGAAAAACATATTAAAGAAGGAAGAGACCATTTCAGACCGGAAAATGTTACATGGTGTGCAGTTAATTTAGATAACTATTTTCCTAAATTTCTGTTAGAAAATAAACAAAAGTATTCAACTTTAATTTTACCTGATTCAGGAAAAGTAGTACAAGATTATTGGAATTATGAGATTCTCGAACCTACAGAGTGGTTATAATAATGAAGATTTTAATACTTAGAGAGCCCCAAACACCTAGAGGTACTTATCCTGAAGGATTGTCTGGAGGCTCTTGTTACCTTACTGATATGTTATTACACGGGTTACGTAATAAGTTCGGAAATGACATTGTAGAATATGAAAGAGCTTGGTGGATGTATTATGAAGATTTCGGTCCAGGAAAAAGAGATCCAAAATTGTACGGTCATCAATCTTTTAGCATTTATCGAAGTATAGGTAGTGATAAGGATGTAGATCGTACAGATATAGAAACAAAGATACGTAATCAATATTACGATTTTATAGTTTTTGGTTATACACACTACGGGTTAAGACCCGGATCTTGGGAATTAGTGACTAATCATTATCCTAAAAATAAAATAGCGTATATTGATGGAGGAGATCTTTGGTCAGACCTTAAACCTAATTTAATAGACAAATGTATATATTTTAAAAGAGAATTATACGAGTCAACGCCTGGTCTACACCCGATTAGTTTTGCAATACCTAGAGAAAAAATAGGAACAGTTTATAGAGAGAAGAGCGAATTCATTGCTCCTATGGATCCGAGAAATCCTTCTAGCTATATCTATAAAGAAGAAAGACCTTACTACGAACAATATGCAAACAGTTTATTCGGCATTACAATGAAGAAGAATGGATGGGATTGTTTAAGGCATTATGAAATTATGGCCAATAACTGCATTCCATTATTTTTAGATATAAATCAATGTCCGGAAAATATAATGAAAACTTTACCTAAAGAGCAATTAAAAGAAGCTCTTAGTCTTGTTAACCATAACGGAGTTGAATGGTTTAAAGAAGGTACAGGGTTTGATAAATGGTTTAATTTAAACGATCAAATACAAGATCATTTTAGAAAATATTGCACCACTGATGCTCTTGCTATGCAATTCATCGATACAATGAATTCTTATAATTGAGATGTTCTATTTTGAACTGCTTCCCAATCTACCATTTTAGAAATAACCCAATTATCTAACGTGGTAGAATACCCCGGAATCGGAGTGATAAGTCCTCTTTTTACGCTTAACTCAGAGAATAATTGAAAGTCGTGAGTCCATTTATCATTCCCGCCACACCATTTTTTAAAAATTAAATAATCTTCTTTTAAAAATTTAGAATAACTACCAAAAGTCATAGTAGTTGATCCTGTAGTTCTCCAATGGCAATCTTCACTCATTATTAATTTACATAGTTGAGATGCGTTTTCATTCCAATATTTGTCAGGATGGTCATATAAACTAACATATGCTGATAATTCTAAACCTTGCTCTAAAATAATATCAGCACCTTCGTGGTGTAAATAATCATCTTCTACAAAGTAAACTTTTGTATCTTCAGGTAATTTAATAGATTTTTCTAAAGAATATAAAAAAGAACCTGCATTTGAGCCGAAATTAGTTCTTTCAGTTTTGAGATTTAAAGAATTAAGACGATTCCATGTAGAATCGTCGATGCTATCAGCAACTATTGTGATATCATGCGAAGAAAAAACATTTAAAAAGTTAGCAAGACATTTCCATTTATCAAACCACTGAGGTCTATTAGGAGATTGCCTAGTATTACCTTTATGGTCGGCCATATTATTAAAACTAAATCTATAATAAATTTTCATATTATTTCTTAAAAAAGCTATTGTATATTTCTTCAGGAAATTCGTCAATATAATGATTAGTGTTTCCACTATCAAAAAACGAATAATATCGATCGTTATTCCATGCAAAGTAATACTCTACATCGTGTTTATAAGAATCTCTGCCTAATTGAGATTTATATCCAACATCTGCTCCGACGCCTAATATCGGGCGGCATTTACGTAAAAAACTAGCAGTACACCAAGCACTACTTCCTGCCCAGTGATCGACTTTTCTATTAATTCCTACAACATCATAATTTCCTTCGTCTAATTTATCAACCATATGACGCCAATTGTCTATTAAAAACCAATCTAACAGTCTACGCCAATCCTTACCGCATTGCCTTTCATAATAATTAATAGCTTTTTGTTTAAAATATAAAGCATAAAATTCTTTATCAGTGTTTAATGCTGTTTGTTGCATCAAGACATAAGTTGGTAATTCCCAATCTTCTTTTTGATATTTAGAATAATACCAAACAATATTTGAATACTGGTTCCATTCTTTTCTTAATTGATCAAAGCTATTCGGATTAAAATGCAAATTAATATGTAGCTCGCAATTATCTAATAGTCCGCTATTTTTTACCCGAGCTAATTGTTCATTAGTAATATCTTCCCAACCAGGGAGATCTGTTACATGATAAAATAATTTCAAATCCACGATAAAATTCCTTATGTTGGGATATGTCGATGCCACCCAATGTGTTCGACTCTTCCTTCAGGTTCTAAACTAGCACACCACATACCTAATCTTTGATAATTTTCAGCATGTGTTCTTTCTACTAAACACCCATCTTTTTTATTAAAAAAAGGCCCGTATCTAGTCGCAATAGGAGTAGTTAATCCTCCTACTCGTTGATAATCAGATAATCTTCGAAGTCCGGGATTAAAAGTAAATCCAAACCCGCCATCATGCTGTATCCACGGGCGAACTCTCCAATACGAAAGTTCTCCTTGATCATCAATGAATTTATGTTCTCCGTCCTCGATCCAACTTCTATTAAAATCAACTTGCCATTGATCCTTATGACTTCTTAAATGTACTAATAGACAATCTGGAAAATATTCTAAAATTCTATAACTATCTTCAACAAACTTAGGAGCAGTAAATCTCCAATCATCTTCGCAATGAAATATATATTTGGTTTTTACCTGACTATATGCCCATTCGATATTTAATAATTGTCCTCTTCTTGTAACCGGACTATTTAAAAAATTAAATGATGGAACAGAAGGCATTAATCCTTTGACAAAACTATTATCTATAGGACTATCTTCTACAATAATAACCTCACTTAATGTATTAGGAGCATATTGCTCGAATGATTTCACTGTTTCTGATAAAAGATCTTGCCTACCGCAGCTAGTTATCACTAAAGTTATATCTAAAGACATGTGCATATTACCTTATTTCTAATTATTTATTATATGCTACTATAATAATAAATAAAATTTATAAAGAATTTATAAAGATAAATCATGACAAATAAGTTAATAATATTCGATTTAGACGGAGTCTTGATCGAAAGTAGAGAATTACACTATAATGCGCTTAATGCTGCCTTAGAAAAAATTGATACGAAGTATGTTATTACTCGAGAAGAACATTTAAGCACATATGATGGTCTTAATACTACACGTAAATTAGAATTACTATCTGAAAATAAAGGATTAGATAGACAATACTTTGATCAAATATGGAAAGATAAACAAATATCTACATTCGATCTTATACGTAATTTTTCTAAAGATGACAAGTTGATTAAGATGTTCTCTGAAATTTCTCAACAAGGTATTAAAATTGCTGTTGCCAGTAATAGTATTAGGGAAACAGTTAAATTATCGTTACTTAGTATCGGAGTTTTATCTTATGTAGATTATTTTGTTAGCAATGAAGACGTAAAAAGAACTAAACCATTTCCGGAAATGTATTGGAAATGTATGACCGCATTAAATTGCTTACCTAAAAATACTGTAATTATTGAAGATAGTCATATTGGTAGGCAAGGTGCATTAGATAGCGGAGCACATTTATTGCCTGTAAAAGATACTTTCGATTTAACCGAAGATAAAATAACTGAAGCAATAGATATTTTAAACGGAGTAACCTACAAAAAGATTCCTTGGAGAAATAAAAAAATGAACGTGTTAATTCCAATGGCAGGTGCAGGTAGCCGATTTGCACAAGCAGGTTATACATTTCCTAAGCCGTTAATTGAAGTTGGAGGAAAACCTATGATTGAGGTTGTAGTAAACAATCTCAATATAGAAGCTCATTATATCTTTATAGTACAAAAAGATCACTACGAAAAATACAATCTAAAATATCTTTTAAATTTAATTTCACCTAATTGCGATATTGTGCAAGTGGATGGGATTACTGAAGGAGCGGCATGTACTACATTATTAGCTAAAGAATTTATTAATAATGGGGAGCCATTAGTAATTGCTAATAGTGATCAATATGTTGATTGGAATAGTAATGAATGCATGTATGCTTTTAGTGCTGATGATATAGATGGAGGAATTTTAACATTTGATGCTCATCATCCGAAATGGTCTTATGCTCGATTAGGAGACGACGGGTTTGTTGTTGAAGTTGCTGAAAAGAAAGTGATTAGTAACAACGCCACTGTAGGCATCTATTATTGGAAAAAAGGTTCTGACTATGTTAAGTATGCCGAACAAATGATCGATAAAAATATTAGAGTTAATAATGAATTCTATGTATGTCCAGTATTCAACGAAGCAATATCTGATAGAAAGAAATTCCGAATTAAAGAAGTTAAACAAATGTGGGGAATCGGAACTCCTGAGGATCTAAATTATTTTCTCTCAAAAGGAACATTAGAAAAATGATTCTAGATGCATTAAAAGTTGTTCCGAGATCGGAATGTGTTCTAACAGGATCAAAAGATTTAGAATTATTATATTCTTTTAAAAATTTTCCAATATATGCAGGATGCGTTGATTTATCTGATAATACAGAAGATTTATTTTGCGATATGAATTGGGGCTATTCTAAAAGTTCCGGAAATGTTCAATTACTTAATTTAATAGATCCATCGATACTTTATAGACATTATCATAATGCCGGGACAGTAGGAAAAACATGGAAAAAACATCATAGAAAATTTTATGAATTTATTTCTAAACATGATTATCAAAACATTCTAGAAATAGGTGGAGGAACTGGCAATCTTTTGCATCATTTTTTATCCTGTAATAAAAAATTTAATTACACATCTGTAGATCCAACTGCTAATCAAGATTTAAAAGATTTTCGTGTAACATATGTTTCTAATTTTTTCGAAGATTTTTTTACTGATCAAAAATATGATACTATAGTGCATTCTCATGTTTTTGAACATATATATAATCCGATTAATTTTTTAAATAAAATTAATAGCATGCTTGTTGATAACGGTAATCACTTTCTAACACTACCTAATATGAAATATTGGGCAGAACAAGGGTTTGCTAACACTTTTTATTTTGAACATACTTTTTTTGTAGATGATCGGATTTTAGAATATTTACTTAACGAAACCGGATTTGAAGTTGTAGAAAAAATCATCGAAACTCATTCTATTTTTATACACTGTAAAAAAATAAAAAACACAGTATCGATAGATAATATATACTTTGATTATCCTAAAATATTATATACTAATTATATTAACGATCTACTCGACGATTATACGTCAATAGTAAATCAAATTAAGAATTCTAATTTTTATTTGTTTGGAGCGCATATACAATCTCAAGTTCTGTTAAATTTAGGTTTGCAAGAATCTCAAATAATAAATATCCTCGACAATGATCCTACAAAGCAAAATAAAAGATTATATGGAACTAATCTAGTCGTAAAATCCCCAGAATGTTTAAAAGGATTGGAAAGCCCGATAGTATTAATTAGGTTAAGTTCTTATACGAACGAAGTTAAAGAAGGGCTATTATCTATTAACCCATCGACAAAGTTTATTTAAATTTATGAAACTAATAGCACATAGAGGTCTTACTCAAGGTCCTGATAAAAATATTGAGAACAACCCTGAACAGCTCTTAAAAGCAATCGAACAAGGATTTGATTGTGAAATTGACTTATGGATTATTAACTCCGAACTATGGTTAGGACACGATAATCCACAATATTTAATTAAAGAAGAATTTTTAAAAAATAATAGTACAAGTTTCTGGATACATGCTAAAAATTTAGCAGCATTACGTTGGCTAACTTCTACTACATTTTACAAATATTTTTGGCATCAAAACGATGACTTTGTACTAACTAGCAATAATTTTATTTGGACTTACCCTGGTAAAGAATTAACATCAGTTAGTATAGATGTTATGCCTGAATGGCACGATCCGGAGTTTGAAAATCTTAATACACATTGCTATGGCATTTGTAGTGATTATGTAGAAGTTATAAGAGAAAAAATATGATAAGTGTATTATGTCCTAGTAGAGGGCAACCTGAATTAGCTGCTAAGATGATAAATTCAGCTATTGATCTAGCCGGAGCCCCGATTGAACTTCAATTATATCTAAATGACGATGATCCTAAATTAAAACAATATTTTGATCTTATAGATTCAAAATACATTTTAGTAGGCCCAGATCGGAGCCCTATATATAGCTGGAATTTGATGGCAGAAAAAGCAAAATACGATTACTTATTTTTAATTGGGCACGATGGATGGTTCGAAACAGAGAATTGGGCTCCAAAGATTGTAAAACATTTTGACAATTATCCAGACAAGATTGCATTTGTGTTTCCTTCAGTAGAAGGGCAAGCATGGGAAGGAGGATTTTTATCTGCAGATCATTGCCCGCATTTTTGTATACATAAAAATTGGGTTAGAACATTAGGATATTTTCTTCCACCGCAGTTCCATCATTGGTATGTTGATACGTGGTATAGAGAAATATCAAAAATGTTAGGTAGGTATCATCGAATTACCGATGTTAAGACTCCGTTATTAGTAGATATAAAAGATGAATTATGGGATAGAAAAGATAAATTTTGTAACAGAGACAAAGACCATTGGTTATGGCGTAATACTCAAAGATGGCTACATGCTGATGCATACGCCTTACATAACTTTATAGTAAATTTTAAAGGATAAAAATGAAAGTTTTATTTACAGGCGGATTAGGCGACTTCATCGGCGCAGAAACTTTTTTAAATGAGCAACAGAAAGACGATGTAACTTCTGTTTTATGGGCGACTCGTAATAGAGAAGAAATTAGATCTGCCATTGATATGAATTTAATTTTTCCGAATATGAAAGAAGAAATCGTAATGTTCGATAATTGGGCAAATGAAAGACCTGTTCGTCCTTGGCAACCCGGCGATAGTTTTATGAATATCGGAATGAAGCACGAATTAAACACAAAGTGTAATTTAAACTTAAGTAAATTAGAATTAGATGAGATATTTGATTGTAGTTTAGATGCCACATTACAGAGAATGTTTAATGGGCTAGCATTTCAATCTAGTAGATTTGCAACTAAAGGTAATTGGCCTTCGGTCGACAAATTTAATCTACCTCAGAAATATGTAGTCATTCATCCATGGAGTGATGCTGAAATTTGCGGAAGAGAATTCAATGAAGCAGATTGGGCAAATATAACTTATTACCTAGAAAAAAATAACTTAATGGGAGTAGTAGTTAATCGTAGTGATAAAACACCGCCGATACATAATACCCTAGTTGATTTAACAAATAAAACTACTTTGAAAGAAACCTTTAGTATTATTTCCAAAGCATATCAGGCTATATTATGTTCTAGTAGTCTAGCTTGTTTTGCAACTAAAATTTTTACCAAAGATAATATTTGGATCAAAGGTGGACATGAATATATCTTTACCCCTTGGGCTACACATTTTTATCATGGACCTTTTAAAAGTCCTATCGACGTTGTTTTTAAAAATTTCGATATTTTAAATAAATCAAAGATAAATCAATCAAAGATGCTTGACCAAGGTCAAGTATTCTTGTTATAATATAATTTATGAATAACCTAACTATAGCAATAGTCGATACCGCATATTATACCTTAGCTGCTAAATCTCTCGATTTAGCAGTAGAAGTTACTGGTGCTAAAGAAGTATTAGTACTTAGCGATAAAAACTTTTATCCAGGAAGTCATTTTGTCAAAATAGACGAAATTTCAAATAAAAGAGATTATAGCTATCTAATGCTAAAAGAATTAGGCAAGCATATCAATACAGATCACTTTTTAGTAGTTCAATATGATGGTATGCCGATTGATACTAATTTATGGACTAATGATTTTTTAAAATATGATTATATCGGAGCTCCGTGGCCATGGGGTGATCCGAGGTATCGAGTCGGAAATGGCGGATTTTCTCTTAGAAGTCGAAAACTAAGTGACCTATGTCTAGATGATCGTTTAGTATTTGATCCTCCAGGATATGGGGACAATAATTATATGGAGGACACACATATATGTAATCTATATAGAAATTGGTTAGAATCTCAAGGTATTAATTACGCGCCATTGCAATTAGCAAGTAAATTTTCGGCAGAAATTCCCGGAGGAAGATTTAGCACATTCGGGTTTCATGGTACTTTATGCTTGCCTTTTTATCTAAGCGACCAGCACCTGGAATTTTATATAGATCAATTGACCCCGCGTATGTTAACAGATCCTTCTCAAATTAGGATTGCATTTGGGTTGTTTAGGGCCGAACGATATGAACATTTAGAACATTATATGGAACATACTACCAAATTAGTTCCGAATTTTAAAGAAGTATTGTTAGCCCAATTTCCGCAAGATAAAATATATTTTCCAGAATTTAATTTAGTTGATTTAGAAAATTTATTAATTAACTATTGACAACAGAGATAAATAAACGTATATTAAAAGACTACGCTAAAATGCGTAGATGTTAATAAACAAGGAATAGTAATGAACGCAAAGACATATAGAACTCATAATAGTAAGACCTTTAAAGCGGGTTTCATACCCGCTTGGTCGCCAATTATGAACTATTCATATGATCGCGGCCAAGAAGGGAGTACAGGGTCCGGAAGTGAGATGTTAGAGTAACAACAAAACATCTAAAAACACTTAAAGGACCCTGGATTAAAAACCCAGGGTTTTTTGTTTTTAGCAGTGTGAAAATAGGGTAACGAGGACCCTGCAGCGCACTATAAACATGCTGCGAAAGGGCGGAATCGGGGATCAAACCTGTGGCGAAAACGCAGGGATTAAAATCCGAAACATATATAGCAAAGTCTATTGTTTAGATAGTATGCTTTACTATATAAATTATTTGGGTAAGCGCCGGAGTGAGAGAGCCGGATTTGACTGTAAATCAAACGTCCTGACTGAGTAGGTGCGAATCCTACCTTACCCACCAAGTTTATGTACACGAGCCTGAAGATTGAGGGTACTCTCATAAGAGAGTGAAAGACGATTGAAATGATCTCCGTGTACGCCAAATAATGCGGCAGTAAGTGCGTAATGGGCTAGTGGTGGCCAATCCTGTCTACATGGATCCAATGTAACGGTTGCACCTTGATGTAGGTTCGAATCCTATCTGCTGCACCAAATTGCAACGGTTCTACCATCGTTAATCGGTAGCGCATACTTGGATGCGAGAAAAGCCCTTCTACGGCGACCAAGACTAATTTTATGCTCCCATAGTTTAGAAGGGCCCAGAACGTCCGATTCTCAGTCGGAAAACGCAGGTTCGAATCCTGCCGGGAGCGCCAATTTGGTTCCATAGTATATCGGTTAATACATCGGCTTGTCACGTCGAAGTGAGGGGTTCGACTCCCCTTGGAACCGCCACATTTGCCATCTTAGCTCAGTTGGTAGAGCAGCAGACTGAAAATCTGTGTGTCTCCGGTTCAATTCCGGAAGATGGTACCAGGATATGGGTTCAAAGCTTTAAAGTGAAGCAACTGGCTTTTAACCAGTAGAAGAGGGAGCATTACCCTCTGGACCTACCATTTCAATGCCTCCGTAACTCAATGGATCAGAGTGCTTGGCTTCGAACCAAGAAGTTGGGAGTTCGAATCTCTCCGGGGGCGCCACTATGTGTGATAAGTAAACAGCAGACAGTTTACAGAAACACAAAGGAGATTATTGATGAATAAGTTTATTATTTCAGTTATTGCTTGCATGGGATTTGCAAATTTAGCTTTAGCTGACGATTATATTAGTGTTGACTATCAAGAAAAACAGAAGGTCGGTGTCGATGAAAACCATCATATTGTCGGTGCTAATTATGGATATAAGTTTAATGATCTAGGACTAGCAGTTGAAGGACGTATCGAAGATGAAGTCGTTACTGATCCTAGTAAACATCAAGGACTTTTTCAGGGTAAAGTAGTATATTCTATCCCAGCTGCATTATTGGAGATTTATCCTTATGTATCCGGTGCAGTAGGATACAAGAGTCGTTCAGATAGCTCGCATCCAAACTTTCCTTTTTATGTAGTAGAAGCCGGACTTAAGTATAGCGAAATTACTAACGTCGATATCAAATATGGCGTAAGATTGCGTACACCATTTAATGAAAATTCGGTAGGATCTGGCGATCTTTATCGTACTGTAGAAAATAGTCTTTCAGTTGGATATCATGTTACTGACGGTTGGCAGATCGCCGTTAAGTATGCACGCGAACACGGTGATAGTAACTATCATACGTATGGTATTGGTCTAGCACATTCATTCTAATCATATGGTATTAATTGCAGCCTTATTATGTCTGCTAGGCTGGTTTTTACCATTAAATGATTATTTGACTCCACAATCGGGTGCGGGTTATTGGATGGGTATAGTAGGAGCATCTATGATGCTCTTACTTTTAACTTACAGTTTAAGAAAACGTTATAGATTTTTAGATTGGACCCCAACTCTTAATCGTTGGTTTAACGCTCATATATTTTTAGGATTATACGGACCTTTATTAATTTTATATCATTGCCAATACCATTTAGGCGCATTTAATAGTAATATGGCTTTATGGTCTATGATTACTGTTGCTATAAGTGGTGTTATTGGTAGATTTTTATATAATCGTCCACAATTTAAACGTGCATTTAGTATATGGCATGTAGCACATTTACCATTTGTTTTCATGCTAATTATAGCGGCGATCATACATATTATTGCCGTTAATGTTTACTAAATACTTAATGCAGATAAAAGAACTTTTAATTGAATTAGATCATAAAAAAGATTTAGTTGCAAAGCATTTATTCACGTTATTAAAATCTGATGGAGATTTTTTAAAAGGTGGATATCATGCTAGCGTGTTTTTAGATAAATTAACTCCGGATACTACTCATACAAATAGATGGCATTATTATTATGAAGTTACTCGTAATTTAACCTATCATTTTATTTGCGATCGTAAAGGAATAATCGAAGTAGACAAAATATTCCGAAATGGTAAAAAAGAGAAAAAAATCATAAGATCTTCTCCTACCGAACCTATAAACTCTCCCAAGCAAGAAATAGAAAAACCTAGAGACCCTGAACAACTTAAAATGTTTTAATGGTGATTATAGTGTAGAGGTTCGCACACTAGGCTGTGGCCCTGGTAGTGAGGGTTCGATCCCCTCTAGTCACCCCAGTTATCTATAAGCTTTCGGAGAATGAAATTCTTTATAATGTACAACTGATCCGGAATCATGTACATAACATATATTAGCATTTTGAAGCGACCATAATTCAAATGCATACCTGTATTCAGGAGTACCTTCCCAAAGATGAGGTTTATCAGGCAGATAAGCTGAAGAATACAAAGGATTAGATAATTTTCTAATAAAATTGTTATTTGCCCACCAAAAGTTTCCTAGACTTTCAGACTTAACAGTGACTATGTCATGTTCTGGGATTTTTTGAATACAACGTTGCCAACAGGTAATCATAAAGTGTTGCAGATATCGCCGCCAATCATGCATAGTAGGAACATTTATTCTAGTAATTCCTTTGCTATGCATATATAAAACAGCTCCATCATTGTTTAAACAATGGTTATATAAATGTACTAGAGTTTGACCTTCATGTATATTCGGCTCTGAATGGTCTCGAATATCTATAACTCGAGCAAATGGATATCTATCATTTATATATTCTAAAACTACGTCTTGATATGTTCGTCCTATAAACTCTAAATGATGGTATT